AAAAACCCATTTGATCCAAATATGTTTAAAAACATTAATGAGTTAATGAAAAACTATCAAACAACACCACTATTACCAAAACAACCTATATTTGGTAATATGAAAAAATATATTTTTATTTTTGCCGGATTACTTTTTATGTCTGGATTTGGATTTGGTTTAATGATAGGTTTGTTATTCTAAAAAAAATTAATATGATAAAGAAATTAAATAGATGGTTTGAACTCAACTGGGGTTGGTTCTTCATCAACGGAAGGAAACAAGAACAATGGAATGAATACTTAAAAAACAAATATAAAAAATGAAAACAATAGAAGTAAATTTAGGGGTGGGGATGAATATGTTATTTCCAGAACCAATACAAATCGTTATTGACGATACATTTGAAAATAGATATAAAAACTACCTTGAGTTTGTTAAAACCTTGGAAGATGTGGATTATGATTATATCACTGACGACCCAAATGAACATAAATTAAGAGAATTTACATTTGAAGAATTTGTTGAAGTGTGGGAAAGTAATACTAGGTTACAAGAACAATTTAAATAATATGGAAGCAGAAAAATTTGAACAAGCAAAAAAAATTAAAGGAGACCTTGATAGGTTGGAAACACAAAAGTATAAACTGGAATCCGCACTTAAATCTTGTAGTTTAGGAGCAACAATCGGATATTCAAGGGGAGGAGCTTATCCTAGTAAACAAGAGGTAAGTCTCTATAATAGGGATCTTATTAAAGAAATGATAACCAAAGCACTTGAGGGGTTGAATGAGGAAATAGATTTAGTGAAAGAAGAATTTGAAAGATTATAATATGGAAAAGACACCGGTTGAATGGTTAGTAGATGAAGGTATGAAATTATTAGTTCAAACTATGACAGGAACATTAAATGAAGACACTATTGAAGATGATGTTTATAGAATAGTAACTAAAGCCAAAGAAATGGAAAAAGAAAAATTAGAATCCCTTAAAGATTTTGATACTTGGAAAGAATGGAAAAACTCATAATGATATGTATAGAATCAAAATACAAGAAAAAAATAATGGACAAAAAACTTACACACCACAAGTTGGAAAACTTGTAAAGGTTGGTAATTGGATTAAAAAAAGACAAGAAATTGTTTGGTATACTATAGTTTATGCTCACCGTAACACATTTAGATTATCTGAAACAATAACTGTGGGATATGCCACCGAAGATTCGGCATTAAAAGTTATTGATGATTATAAAAATAAAGATGGGATAGAAGAAGCTAATAAAGTTAAATCAACAACATATAAAACAATTGACTGATGAGAAAATTTTATATATTTTTTTGGTGGTTATGGAATTATCCTGAAATAGTGTGGATGAAAATTAAATCATATTTTAAAAGATGACAGAAGAAACTAACTTTGATAAGATCTACGATAAGATTGTTGAAGAACTACGTGGTAATCTAACAAATGAAGAATATAGAGAACTTATAACTCTTGAATATGTTGTATCACAAGGTTATGATAGTCCAGGTGATGTTGAAAGGTATATGATATTAAGTAAAAAAAGATGACAGAAGAAGAAAAGGATATTAGAATAAAAGAACTTGAGGAATTTCTTGAAGAGGTTATAGAACATCCTTATATGTGTGGATCGCCAATATGGGAAGAAGGTTGGGAGTTATTAAATAAAGACAAAGATGAATAAAGAACAGATTATTGATGAGGTGTATGAAAACTACTCAAAGGAATATGAAAAGGATAATTCTATTGGGATGTGTCTTTTATATAAACGATTGGATGGTAAAAAAACCTACCGAAAGCCAGATAAAGAAATGTTTGTTGGGTTATGTAATCATGATAAAACATTCTCTGAAAAGTGGGGATTAAAGATTGAGGAACGAGAGTTGAGTTTGGAGGAAAGATTTGAGTTATTCAAAAAACAAAATAATGGTTCACACCCTGAAGACATTGAAATTATGGATGACTATGATATCCCAACCAAACTAATCACACTAACATACAACAACGAAACAATAGAAAGTTATGAATAAAGAAAGATACAATCAGATTATTGATGAGGTGTATGAGAATTTTGAAAAACAGTGTATTCCGGGTACAGGTAAAAAGATGTCAAAAGAAGGGTTCATTAATATTTGTAAAACCAATCCTGAGTTCTCTGAAAACTGTGGATTGAAGATTGAGGAACGAGAGTTGAGTTTGGAAGAAAGACAAGAATTACAAACAAAAATGTTTAATGGTCTTCATTATTTACATTATTCTTTAAATGGTGAAGAAGGTTTACATAAAGAATACGATAAACAAAACGTGCCTCGTAGAGTAATAACACTTGAATATAATAACGAAAAAACATATTATTATGAGTAAAAGAGTTAAAATAGAAAATAATTGGAAAGCTGAACCTCTTGATCTATCTAATTGGTATGAAAGTCAAAAAAAACAAGAATTAGAAGAACAAGAACGAAAACGAACAGAAGAAGCATTAGAACAAGAACGAATTGATAAAATAAATTGTCCTCTTTGCAAATCAACTGATAAGATACAAAGAATAAAAAGAAAAAGTAATGGAATAATGGGTCCAGGACATTCAAGTTGGATTACAGATGATTACTTGGTTTGTAGAAGATGTGGAATACATTATGACGATGTTACAAAATTAAAATAACAATGGGTGATAAAAAAATAATAACAGGAATTACGGTCTCTAAACAAAAAGTCAAAGCCGAAATGATTTTAGAAAATGTTGTTATACCAAGAGCCGAACTTTTTGAAATTAGAAAAACAAAAATAGATATGAATAAGGAAACAAAATTTAAGGTAGGTGACAAGGCTCACAAAACAAAGGGATATAAATTTCCTTGCACCATTGTGGGTGTATTTGAAACAATTAAAGGAGACATCAGAGTGGTTGGTGAAATGGATGAGTATGGATTACTACACATCTTCAACGAGGATCAATTGGAACATTACGGTAAAGACGAACCAGACTTATTGAATGAGGCTTATATGGATTATTACTGGATAATGGGGGATAAAATTAAAATAACACAAAATGAGTTCATCAACAAATGTAAAACAGATCCAGAGTTCTCTGAAAAGTGGGGATTAGAAATTGAAGAACGAGAGTTGAGTTTGGAAGAGAGAAAATCAATTTACGAAAAAGAATATACTGATGGTATGGAAGTCCCAAATAACAATTGGTTAAATTCAAAATTAACAACAAGAAACATCCCAACCAAACTAATCACAATCACATACATCGATAAAAAAATAGAAAGTTATGAGTAAACACAGTATACAGAATGATCCTGAAATCCAACAATGGATGGAAAATGAAAGGATAAGATATCATAATCAATCAAACGTAAGGATTCTAACAGATTTACTAGAATATCTTAAAGAACAACATTCTAATCTACCAACACACGTATTTGAAGTATTAGGTGAAGTAATTGATGATTTAAAACAATAGAAAGGTATGAATAAGGCCGACAAATATTATATTCAAAATCTACAAAAAATTATATCAGAAGGGTCTTGGGATGAAAAACCGAGACCAAAATATTCTGACGGGACACCATCACACTCAAAGTTTATAACACAAGTGTTTGAAGAGTATGATATTTTAAAAGGTGAGTTTCCAATTACCACATTAAGAAACACAGCAATTAAAACCGGAATTAAAGAAATACTTTGGATATACCAAAAACAAACTTCATCACTTGAGGTTGCTCGTGAATTGGGTATTAACTGGTGGGAAGAATGGAATATTGGTGATAATAGTATTGGGCAAAGATATGGCGCAACAATCAAAAGATACGATTTAATGAATAAATTACTTGATGGGTTAGTTAATGATCCATTTGGTAGGAGACACATTATTAGTATGTATCAGTATGTTGATTTAGAAGAAACTAATGGGTTATTTCCTTGCGCATATGAAACAATTTGGTCTGTTAGAAAGGTAGGTGAAGATAAAGTGTTAGATATGACTTTAATTCAAAGATCAAACGATTACTTGGTTGCTGGATATATTAACAAGGTTCAATATTTGGCATTACAAATGATGATTGCAGGACATTGTGGTTATAAAGTTGGTAAGTTTTGTCATCTCGTTCAAAACCTTCATATATACGATAGACATTTTGATGGTGTTAGTGAATTATTAGATAGAACACCATTGGAAACTGATTTACCATACATTGAGTTAACGGAGAATAAGAATTTTTATGACTACACAATTGATGATTTTAAAATCTATAATATTGATAAAATAATGAAAATAAATTCACAATTAGAACTAGCAATATGAGTACACACAAACTAAACGCAATTAAAAACACATTTCCGGATCTTGATTTGGAAATACAAAAGGAAGTTGAACCACAAACACAACTGGAAGAACTAAACGATTATTTGAGAATGTTGGCCGATATGGAAAATGTAACCATTAGAAGAAAGATTATGTTGTTGGAAGGATATACTAATTTAGTGGTTAAAAGATTAAAGAATAAAAAATAGTATTTACACTGATCTTCATAGGGGTAAACCCCCAAATTTAATAAAATAATTTGTAAAAACCAAAAATCCTCATTATATTTGTTCTATAATTAAAAACAATTTAAAAAATAGAAAGATGTTAGAAACAAAATATGTTATAGTAAATGGTTCTGCAATCGTATTTTCCGAAGCAATTACCCATAGTGATATGGTAGGTTATGGTCAGAAGGCTGAAGGTGCAGGTTTTGTTAGATTTGAAGCTGCGAAAGACCCTGAGTATGGAGATACCATAGTTGTTGCAAAATGTTATGGAAGATCAATCTCATTAAATGTTGATTCTCGTGAAGAAGACTCAATGATTGTAACACGTCAAATTTGTGGAAATTATTAACAATTAAAATTAGAATAAAATGAGAAAAAACACGGATTGGAAGGAATTTATTCCACAAGAAACTAAAGATGAATGTACTGATTCATTAAAGCTAAACCTTAAAGATGTAGAAGAAATACTTGAAAGGTGTAAAGAAATTATTAACAGTTAAATCAGAATAATGAAACAGACAGCAATGCAAGAATTAAAAAGTGATTTAATACTTACTAAATCACGTACTAAAGATTCTTTATCAGAAATTGAAAATCAAGAAATAAAAGATGCGTGTATAAAGGTTGTTGAAATGACTTTAAACAGTATTATTAAAAGAATTGATGATGAACTTTTAAAAATGGAGAAGGAGCAGATTATGAGTGTTTATGCCGATGGTAGAATATCTGTAATAAGTAATAAAATAATTGGTTACGAAGAGTATTACAACGAAACCTTTAGATCAGAATAAAAAATAGTATTTACACTGAGCTTCATAGGGGTTTACCCCCATATTAACTAAAAATACTTTTCAAATCAAAATAGATTGTTTAAGTTTGTATAAGAAATTAAAAAATAAAAAATGAAAAGATTAAATGTAAAACTAATTAAATGGATTTCAAATAAATTGGGATTCAAAATTGTTATGGTTAGAATTGGTAATGGTAATATTGATATTGAAGGTGATAAAGAATTAATGAGGTATACAGACATTTCTGGTTACACATTCAAGAAAGACCCATTAAAAAGAAAATAAAAAATGATACACCAAATTAAAACATCAACCAATAAAATTCTTGTGGAACTAAAAGTTATTGATCACGGAACAGAATTTTATACTTCAAACGAACTGTCAACACTCAGACAAAAAATAACTGAAGCAAACAAAGAACACGGTTTACAGTTTGGAAATGATTTCTCATCTTTAGAAGGAATCAAAAAAGAATTGATTGAAGAAACATTTAAAGATGTGAGTGAGAATTGGGGTTTAAAATATGAAATAAACAATTAAAATAAGAAAATGAAATTAGAAGAATTGGAAAACCAACCTATGATTGATGAGGTTGAAGAAGAAATAAACAGCACAATGTGTGAATCAATATAATAATATGAAATATAGAAAAAAACCAGTAGAAATTGATGCGATACAATGGGTATCTGATAACATTGAACAAGTATATGAAATGTTAGGTGATAATCTAATAATAAATACAGATGAAGATAAAGATGAGGTAAAACATTTCATTAACACATTGGAAGGTAAAATGGAGATGTCTTGGGGTGACTACATAATCAAAGGAGTTAAGGGTGAATTTTATCCGTGTAAACCAGATATTTTTGAATTAACTTACGAAATGGTAGAATAAACAAATGAAAAAACTATTTAAATTTTTAGGTTGGTTAGAACAACAAAGAATAAACGCGATGTCACAATCCGGTAGAGGATGGGTATAAAACGTATTCACGTTAATCAACACAATGTTAGGTCCAATAAAACAAAGGACACGGATCTTCCTGTAATAACAATTAAGGAAGGTAAGACAAACACATATTGCAATGAAGTGGAAATACTTGGACCAAGTTTAATAAGGTATTGTGGTAGTGGAGATAAAAAACCAATACTTTCTTGTGGTGCCAGAGTGGTAATAGAAACTGAAAGTGAAATAAGAATTATTAGTTAATATTTATAAAAATAAACAAACAAATTAAAAAAAATGGAAGTACTAAAAAAAGGTAGTAAGGGCGAATCAGTTAGAACCTTACAAGAGTTTTTAAAAATTACAGTTGATGGTGACTTTGGGTCAAAAACTGAAAGTGCAGTTAAAGCATTTCAAAAGAAAACTGGGTTAACAGTAGATGGTGTTGTAGGTAAGAGTACATGGGCTGTTATGGGTATTTTAAATACCGATAATGCAGAAAATAGTGAAGTACAATCTGCGTTACAAATCACTAAACATTATATGCCAAAAGGAACTTATTTTGAAGGACCTGTAAAAAAACAATGGATATTCTTACATCACACAGCAGGATGGGAAAATCCATATCAAGTTGCGGATATGTGGGCTAGAGATAACCGTGGAAATGTTGCAACAGAATTTATATTAGGTGGACAATCGGTTAAAAACGGAAATACAAAATTTGATGGTGAATTAATCCAATGTTTTCCAGAAGGTGGTTATGGTTGGCACACAGGAACCGGAAACTCGGTTATGCACAGAAACTCTGTTGCTATTGAGGTATGTAATATGGGACAAATTGTTAATGGTAAGACTTATGTAAATACACCAGCGGATCCATCACAAATCGTAAAATTAGCAAAACCATTTAGGGGTTTTCAGTTTTGGCATCGTTATTCAGATGAACAAATTAGAGTGTTAAGGAATTGGATTTTATATTGTGCAAATAAATACAATATTGATCCAAGAGTTGGATTAGTAGAGTACGTTAAAGCTAAAGGTGCTGATGGATTTGATGTTTTAGACTTAGCAAAAGCTAACTCAACACCAGGAATGTATTCACATACAAATATTATTAGAGGTAAAGTGGATATGTTTCCACAACAAGAATTAATTGATATGTTACTTAGCTTGTAGTTTAATGTTCCAAGTGATTAATTAGAACACCGCCCAGTGTTGATGTATGAACCATAAGATTATTTATTACTTCATCATCTAACTGGGTTTTATTTTTAGTATAATCTATACCTAAAACACCAATGAATTTATTGTCAATTGTTTTAATTGCAAAAAGATACCCAGATTTACAACCACTTTCTTCGGCACTATATTTCAAACCATATGTTGCAATTGTAGGATCCCCAAAATCAGGAACTTCAATTATATCCGCAATTACAAGTTGATTTAATGATTTAGAAAAAAGATGTACTGGAATGTTTTGATAATTACTTTGAACAGATAAAACACCAGTACTTACCGATTCATACATAATTGAAAATTTTGTAATTGACTTACCGGTTGGATAAAAATGACCACCATTATGAAACTGGGTAACCCAAACTCTATCCGCTTTAACACCTTCTTTTATTTCATCTATTTTGTGTGTTACTAATTCACTTATTCTTAAAGCATCCACAACCATATCTGGTTTTTTCTTTCTTTTGTCTAAAATTGTTTTAAAGTATAATACCGATATTGGCCCCAAAACTCCTGTTGTAAATGCAACCCCTAACTCAACCCAACTATTCATATAAATGTTTTTACTTAATAAATATATTAAAGTTTTAAAAGATATTCATATTTATTTATAAATTATAAAATTATGTGTTATACAAGAGAACAAATTGAAACAGCTGTGAAAAACAAAGGATTTAAATGGTTTGAAGACACCGCTAACAAAAGTTACGATGTGAATATCATTGGGGTTAGAAATAACACACCAACTGTCTATAAAAAAGTAACAAACGTGTTTGACGATTGTATTACAGTTACATTCAAAGACGAGAAAGGTATTTTACAATTTTATTATTGGATGGCAACAACTGATCCCGGTAAAAAAGGAGTTCAACAGTTTCACAATAAAAAAGGTGTCGCAAGATTAATTCCTGGTCAATACCGAACAACGTATGCAATTGATAAACATCAAGGTAAATATGACGCACTTTGTCAAAGATTAGGTGAAGTTACAGTTTGGAGAGACGCAAATAAAGATCTAATTTTTGAAGAAAAAGTGACTGACACTGGTATGTTCGGTATTAATATACATAAAGCAGGTACAGACTCAACTTGGGTTGAAAATTGGAGTGAAGGATGTCAAGTATTTAAAAGAGTAAAAGATTTTGACCAATTTATGTCAATATGTAAAAAGGCCGCAAAAATTCACGGTAACAAATTTTCTTACACACTTTTAGAATCAACAGATATTAAATAAGTTATTTATCCTCATAAGTCAAATAAGAAATCAATAAAATACCAATCATTACAACTGGTACAATAAACGCTACAACAATTTCCATAGTTTTTGTTTTTATATAATTAATAAACAAATATACAAAAATTTAACCAAATGAACAAGGATATGATTTTATTTATCATATCCTTTTTTTATTCTAATATTTTTTATATATTTGTCCTATGATTAAAAAAATAACGTTCATTTCGGACACTCACACCAAACACGAAAAACTAAATAGTTTTTTACCTGGTGGTGATATTCTTATTCACGCAGGTGATCTAACTAGTAGGGGTTATATCACTGAAATAGAAAACTTTTTTAAGTGGTACGACAAAATAGATAATTACGATACCAAAGTGTTTATATGTGGTAATCACGATTTTGGTTTTCAAGAAGATTTAGAAAAAGTAAAAGGATTACTCACTGGTTATAAGACCATAGACTATCTTCAAGATGATTGGATGATGGCGGGTGAGGATTACGAAAAACTAGTGAAGATCTGGGGCAGTCCTTGGCAACCGGAATTTCATAACTGGGCATTTAACCTACCTCGTGGTGAAAAGATAAAAGAAAAATGGGATATGATACCAACTGATGTTGATATATTAATAACCCACGGACCACCATTGGGAAAACTTGATTATGTTAGATATTCTAATGAAAACGTTGGTTGTGAAGAATTGGTAAAACGAATTGAGGAAATCAAACCTAAAATCCACGTATTTGGGCACATCCACGAAGGTTATGGTTATGTGTTTGATGGTAATACTCATTACATCAATGCGGCAGTCTTAAATGGTCGTTATGAATACCAAAATAAACCCTTAACAATTAATTGGGATCCAGAAACAAATGAAATTGAGTTTGTTCAAGTATAATTTACTAAATTGTTAAATTCCGTAATATTTATAATAAATTAAAATATAAAAGTATGGAAAAGAATTTAACAGAAAAACTTTATGAAGAGCTCAGAAAAAGGAGAATCTTTGAAGAAGACGAAGATGAGAAAGACGAAGATGATGAAAATGTTGATATTGAAGATGAACAAGACGACAACGATGAGGAAGACAATGTAGAAGACGAGTCAAACGACGGTTTTTGTGAAATGGTTTGTAATATCCTACATTCAAGAAATCAAGCACATGTCTTTCATTTACAAACAAAATCTTACGCTGAACACATCGCATTAAATACTTACTATGACGGTGTTGTTGATTTGTTTGACGGTATTGTTGAATCATATCAAGGAAAGTACGGAATTATTAGTAATTTCAAGACATTCAAAATTGAACAATACAGAAATGGTAAAAAAACCATTTCGTATTTTGAAAGATTACTTGACATAATTGAAGAAAATAGAGATTCAGTTGACGACAGTTATCTCCAAAACCAAATAGACACTGTACAGGAATTAATCAATTCAACAATCTATAAATTAAGATTTCTTAAATGAAAATAATAATCACAGAAAATGAAAGAAAGCCAATCTCCTCACAACACGAGGAGTTTGAGTCTTATATATTAAATTTTCTGATGAGAAGGATTAATGTTGAGAAAAGAAAACTTGGTGGTGATTTTGGTGATTTTGAACCACTTACAACTATAGAATATAATTTTAATGGTTTTCCTGGTCACGGATTTAATTCTTTTCAAAACAGATCATATTGGGAAAGAAGAGTTATTGAATTACTTGAAGAAGCTGAAATTATACCACAAGATTGGGCTGGTGATTTAAAAGTTGAAAATTCAGAAAGACAAAAAATTATTAGAACAATTAGAAAATTTATTAAAAATATTTTGATTAACTAAAAAAAAGTATTACATTTGTTTATTGTTTAACTTAAAATATAAAATAAAAAATGGGATTAAAATCAGGAAGTAAAGGTCGTTACATCACAAAAGTTGGTTACTTGGATGTTTACGCAAAAGACAGTCACAAACCAAAAAAAGAATCAAAATACAATTTTGTAAAGGCGGAAGTAAAATCAACAGTTTATAACATTCTTCACGCAAAGAAATTAGTTAAAGGTAACTTTAATACTAAAGAGGAGGCGGTACAACACGCAATTGAAGCTTTGGGTGATAAAAGAGTTCATTATTCTTTATAAAAAACAAACCGGATCACAAGTCCGGTTTTTTTATGTCTAATCATCCCAATGTATTTCGGTATCTTCAAATTCTAAACCAAAATTTTTCGCTTGAATTAAAACGTAATCCTCAATTTCCCACTTCATAGTATCAGTTACGTCATCCCAAATTTCATCATATTCATCATCATATAATTCTTCCATAGATAAAACACCCTGATCAGTCATAAATTGACCATCAAGAAGAGCAAAACCAAATTCAAGTATTTCGTTTGAACCAACAATCCTTTTTCCACGGTAATCGGGATTATAAATCCTAGTAATTTTAACTCTATATTTATCATCCGGGTGGACACGAATACCAATACTTTTTATATCTTCTTCGGTTATAATTTTACCATCAATAACGTTTTTAAATAATTTAAACGCCTCTTCTTCACCACCAACAAAATCAAAATATACTTGTATTATCTCATCAAAATAATCAGATAATTTTTTTCTTTCCATATCTTTAATATCTAATTTTGGTGTTAAACCAGAATCAACTTGTCTCTGTAAATTTTTGACAATGTAATTTTTAAGAACTTGAATATTCTGATCTTCTTTTAATATTTTTCTTATTAAACTTTTCATTCCCAATCTACAGTAATATAATCAAAATGGTTTTTTATGTCAAAACCAAACGATTCAAGAATGGTACCAACAAAATTCATAACAAAATTTTTAATCTCATCTTTAAAATCCCAATATGAAACAAAATCATCAAAAGGATTTTCGTTTGATGAAAAATTATAAGTTTCCTCTTCATCACTATTATAAAAAGAACCACTCAACACTTCAAATTCAATGTCCAGATCTATAGTATTTATAGACACATTATCATTCTCTGTAAACTCAACTTTGGTAAATTTTATTTTTATTTTTCCTTCGTCTAGATATTTCATATCTGTAATTTCATTTTCCGTGAAAGTGTGATTTAAGAGGTATTGTTTTACGGCCTCACTTCTACTATTAATATTACCATAACCCATAAATTCAACAAAATATTGGATTATTTCATCTTTTTTACTAGAAAGACCCAATTTATTAATGTCAAAAATTGTAGGAAGTTCTCCTTTATTTACTTGGCCTTGCCATCTTTTAAAGAAAAAGTTTTTAAGAGGATTATTTGAGTTCTCCTCAAGTAGAATATTTTTTATACGTTCTCTCATATTAAAATAAATACTTCAAAAAGGACATTTAATAAACTATAATTCTTAAAATATATTATGGTATATCTGGCAAGATAGTAATATTATGCGATATTTACAGTAAATGGGTGCGATATGGAGGACAAATTAAAAATATTATTTGCTTATTTTAGAGCATTCAAAACCGAAAGCTTGGAGACTTATATGAATCTAATATATGATTCTATTGAAGATTGGGATAAAGAATTTACAACATCTAATGGAAAGAACGTTAAGATTTTATCATCTATAACAAAAATTTTAGAAGAAATTGTTTATGATAATATGACCAGTTTTCATAGATATAACGACTATGACGAATCAGATTATTGGACATTATATGTTAATATTTATCCACAGGAAAATAGAATAAATTTTAAAAGCGAGTGTGAAATTGTGACAGAAACAGAAAAATCTTATGAATATGATTTAACATCATCTAGAGAAATGTCAAGAACTGGTGACAACCCAACATTACCACGACAAACACTAGGTGAAATTGATAAAACTTTTAAAAGTGAAGTTGATGAAGAAGACAAAATTGTGTCATATAGTTTTGATGGTTACGACTCTGAAATTTATGTTGATGAAATTTATGTTGATGAAATTAAATATGATGCAAGAGAACAACCTTGGGCTGATCTATTAGATAAAATTATGAGAGAAATCTTTAATAGATGGTGGACAGAGGGTTTAGGAATGTATGGTACAATTATAATTAATCGTGCGAAAAACACATTAAACATAGATCTAAACGAAAGAGATAAAGACCCTAAAATGACAAAAATGGATTTAAACCTAACACCAGATTCTTATTAACAATGAAACAAAAATTAAAATTATTATTTGGTTATTTTAGAAGTTTTAAAACCAATTCACTTCAAACAGTAATCACTTTAGATAGAAGCCATATAGAAGAATGGGATGGTTTATTTAAGACGACTGAAGGTAAACAAATAGAACCCGTTGGGTCAATAGAAAAAATAATTGAAGAGTTGATTGAAATTTATTATTATAATAAATTTCTTAAATATTTAAATTTTGATTATGATGAGTATTGGAATTTGTCTATTGATATTAACCCAAATGAACAAAAACTACTTTTTACTGCAACTTGTAAAGAAGAAACAGAAACTCCATTTGAAGAAGATTATGAATATAGATTATTACCTCTTGAAAGACAAAACAATATTGATTATTTATATTCTGAATTTGCTGATGGTGCAAAAATAGACTTTAAAGGATGGGGAAGATGGGGTGACGGAAACATTACTGAATTAGATGTTGAAGGAAGAACATTAGAAGTTACTGGGGATGTAGAAATTGCACTTTGGGATATTGCAAACTACTTTATGAGTGAAATGAGTGGAAAGTATTGGAATGATGGGCCTGGAGGAGATTTTGATATTACAATTTGGGGTGATGACATTTTTGTGAAAGGTATTAATTATGAACAAGAATATGAAGATACTGGAATGAACATTGAAGTAACACCGGATAATGTATTAGAAAACGAAGATGATGAATAACAAAAATAAATTCAAAGCCTTAATGGCCTATCTAAATCCCATTGGACCAATAGGAACCAATATTGATATGTTGTCAGATGATATTGAGTATTTTCCAAATATTTGGGGTTCACAAGACACACATAAATTTAAAATTATTGACCTATTTACAGATTTTATTCGTAAAGTTGTTGAAGAGAATGGTCAAAGACTTTATTATAGAACAGACAGACATGAATCAACGTACTGGGTCGATATCACAATAGACCCAAAAAATAGGTCAATTAAATTAATACCAAAATATTATGTTTATAGCGAATCAAAAACTAATAAAAGATTTGATTGGAGAGAAACAAGAAATTATTATATAATATCAAAGTGGATGGAAGATAGAAACACAGAAGAAGTTACAATTGATTATACAGGACATGAGAGTAATTTTGATTTAACAATCACATATAATAATAAAGAAATGGATGGTTCAGAAAACAGATATTTTTCTTATGACACAAGAATGATGATTAGTGAAATATTAGAAACTGATAGTTGGAATGAAGATGCTGGTGGTTACGGAGTTTTAAAGTTATATGATGAAGATAATAAAGGTTATTTATCACATACTTGGGTGGAAAAAGATGTTGCAAAAGGTGAACCAATAATATTAACAGAAAAAGATTTTGATTAGTAGATTAAATTTTGTAAATTTGGGAAAAAATTTAATTTATGGTTAAAAAATTCATCATTGATGAGGTAAAAACAAATTCAGAGTTATTAGGAATAACAGATTATCAAACATCAAACCAAGAAGATCTCAAATTAAAAAACTATATTACAATATCAAAGGAAGACAAACTCCCAAAAAATTTAGAAATAAATTATATTAGTAATAATTGGAAAGTTGCACAATTTTTAAATAAGATTCTGTACGAAATCTATAAAGACAATTTAGGATACAATCAAGATAAATCAAAGTATGGAATTGTTGATATATACACATTAGGAAATAAAATAAATTGGTCAATTTTAAATTATTTTGGTGGACACAAATACATTAAACAATATCTCCTTGATTTATTTAATACAAAGAACACCCAAGAAGATAAGACACCAGAGAATTTTTATTTATGGGTATTAATTAATATGACAACACTTTTTAAAAAAGGAAACATATTAGAAGAGTTCATAAAAACAAATATGTATACTTATAATAAAGGAAGAAGTACTGAAAATTTTGTTTCAGAGATACTTGAAAAAAAAGGTTATAACATTATTTATTATCCACCAGGATCAAAATTTGATAGAGATTTTGGTATTGATATGGAAATAAACGGAACGACATATCAGGTAAAACAATTATTTGAAATAAGTGATGACGACATAAATTACTATTTATTAACACCATTACCAAAAAATTATCTTGGCTTACCGGTACAAAGGATTATGTTAGTTAATACAAATAATTCAAGTTTTGTGTCATTCTCAAATGAGAATTATGAAATTGATGAAGATGGTTGTAGGTATATTATTAAAAAAGAGATTAACAAACAAATAAAAAAAGGAAATTTAAACGACTTGTGAAGATTATAATAACAGAAAAACAAGCTGAAAAATTATTTGGTGAAACTATAAAATGCCAATGTGGTCACTCTTGGAAAAAAGAAACAAATGACCAGGATCCCTATTTGTGTCATATGTGTGGTTGGGATCAGAAACAAAAAAAATATAATGACGATAAATTAATTAAATTTTGGAGGACGTATAAAAAATGAGATTAAATGAATTGGCAAGTAAGTATAATACGGATAAAAAAATACCAAATGGGATAAAGTGTAAAAACGGTTTATTAGGTCACGGTTATACAACACAGTACGAAAGCATAATCTCAAAAAGAGAAATAAATTGTTTACTTGAAATAGGTGTTTCATTTGGTGACTCAATAAGAATGTGGGATGAGTATTTTGGTGGTAACTGTGATATAACTGGTGTTGATATTGAAGAAAAAAGATTTAAAAAAATAAATCTAGAAACTAAAAATATTAGAATTAAAATTGGAGACCAGAGTGATGTCAAATTTCTTAAAACTTTAGCTGACAAAAGTTATGATTTAATCATTGATGATGGAAGTCACATAGACGAGCATCAACTAATTTCTTTCAAACACCTATTTAATTGTTTAAAACCAAAAGGGATTTATATAATTGAAGATTTGCATGTACAAAAAGGTATAAAAACAAAAGAACTATTCAAACACTTTGAATTTGAAGGCAAACTAAATAACCCTTATTTTTTAGATTTTAATACTGAAGAAATTGAAAAGGTTGATTTTTTAGAAAAAGATAAACTATGCGTAATATATAAAAAATAAATTATGAGTAACCATACAATTTTAACAAGATGCCGATTTGAAGACGAGCAAGTATTTGAAAAATATTTTGAAGTTATGAAAAAGATTTTCATACCAAGTATTAATAACCAAAAAAATAAAGATTTCACTCTTTTATTATCTAGTTTTCCAGAACACTTTGAAAAAATTAAAAATGAAATTAACAGTGATGTAAATGTTGTACAATTATTAAATCATAGTGAGGATTATAGAAATTATTTAAAAAAAAATAATATTACAATTCAAACAAGACACGATTGTGACGATTATATGAATCCAGATTATGTTGAAACAATAAAAAAATTATACGAAAGTAATAAAATTAAACACGATGATTTTGTTTTAAATTTTCACCCAACTAAAATTATTTATGAAACAGGAGAGGAGTACACACATTCAAAGAATTATAGTATAACGTGCTCAATGTTCTCAACACTAATTCAAAAAAATAATAGGACAAGTATTATGGCTGTCCAACACACCAAATTAAATGAAATAACAAAAAACATTATTTATATCCCACCAGCTGGGTTAGTTAAACTCACAATACATAATAATAATAAACTATCTGTATTATTACCATTAGATGAACCATTAAATAAAAACTTCTACCAAAATTAATTTTGATTAGAAGATATTTATATATAAAGTATTCATATGAAAATTAAAGTAACAGAAAGTCAATTAAAAAAAATTGCAGAAAATGTAAAAACTGATAATTTAAATGAAGGATTAACCGATTTTTTAAAAGGTGCATATTCCTCAATTAAAACTCTTGTTACTAAATTTAAAGATGGAGATTTATCAAAAGTTGATTTTGAAAAAGAATTAGAAAAATTAAGAGGTAAAGAAGAAGATAGTGGTGAAAGTGGTGAGATACCAAAAGGTAAAGGTTATGGATTTAATAAAAGCAACGGTTTTAAATCAAAAGAAAGACCAAGTCACGGAGGTGTAGATTTTCAAGGTAGGGAAGGGGATAAAATTGTGATTAAAAAAACAGGAGAAGTTGTAGGTGTAAGTACCGGATGTAGTACTGGAAATCAAAAATGTGGTGGTGGATGTGGAAATTACGTTAAAATTAAACACGAAGACGGTAATACAACAATGTATTGTCATATGACAGATGTTTATTCAAATATAAAAACAGGAACGAAAATAAAACCAGGTAAAGTTATTGGTACTATTGGTAATACTGGTCATTCTTTTGGTGATCATTTACACTTCCAGTTTTGGAATGGTGGTAACTTATCTGATGGGTCATCACAAGCTGAAAAATATTTTGTTATTTTAGACAAGTCTTCAAAGTATGGAGAAAAAGATAAAGGATAATTTTAGAATATGAAAATAATTGTCAAAGAATCACAAATTAAAAAAATCATTAAAGAAGAAAAAAAACAACAACTAAATGAAAGTTTGAGTTTGTTGGGATGGATCTTTACTCTTAGCCTAGGTACTTGGGCAATCAGTTTAGTTTGGAATTTATTTAAAAAATATAAAAAAGGTGAAATATCAAAAAAAGTTTTTAAACGAGGTGTTTCTAAAATAAAACAAAAAGATAGTGCAGGTTATTACAATAATGAAGAAAAACGTTATTATGGTAATACTGATGAATATAGGTCTGGTGGAGTAAAAACAACAAACATTGTAATCGGTGACCCACAAGCATCAGTTATTGCTGGTAAATCAAGAAAGGCAAACCTTATTGGTCGTAAGGCCGGTGAATCAAACTTATGGTACCCAGGTGCTGACGTTTCTTGGTTAAAAAATGCACTTAGAAAGTTTCCCATTTCACCGGAAGTAAATAATGTTATTATATGTATTGGGACAAATGGTGGGTTCAACCCAAACGATGATGTAAACGGATTATTTGGGGAATTAAAGGGTAAATTTCCCAATGCTAATTTCCACACAGTTCAAGGATCCTGGGGTAAAGGTTCAAATGTTGAGGTGGAATTATATAATGTTGAAAGATATTATAATAATTTTAAAAACTACTCCAATATTATTGGCAGTGTTGGTGATATAGGTAATTTAAAATTACATCCACACAACCCAAAAATTCGGTCTTATGATGAGATCGCAAACGAAATAGATAGATCACTTTAAATTATATACAAATGAAAAAGATTTTAATTTTATTGTTATTAACAATAGTATGTTCTTGTAAAACAACAAAAAAAGCCAGTTGTGACGCTTACGGAAAAGTTAATCCCGACAAGAATACATTGAGTGGTGATACTCCAAGCGAACATCTGAAAACTCGTTAAATATTGGTTTAAATGTTGAGAAAAGCATATTACCAAGTACATGTGCTGTTGGGAAGTTACTGTAATCTCTACAATGACACTCAATAATCAATATAGTTTCCATTTGAATTAGGTTTTCCCAGTCCACACTACCAGTAGTTCTTTTTGTTATAGCTTGTTTCTTTACACCATTAATGTTAATGACATTACCATTACTATGTATATATAAAAACTTTTTAATATAATTATGGTGTTTTATATTAAAAAAACTTGAGTGATTATTGGGATTGTAATGGGGGATTTGTACAGTATTACGCATAACAAATTATACAAATATTTATTTTAATAAACAATATTATAATATGAAATATCTCATAACTGAAAATAAAATAAATTCTTTTACACAAAGAATAATAAATGATACATTAACTGAATTTAGAAATGTTTGTGAAGTTCCAGATGCCGATACTTGGCCAGATTGGTTAAGTTTTGATGATTGTAATAGTTTAGAATCAATTGAAAAAATTGAAGTCGTAAATACACAAATTTTAAAATTGACAAAAGGATTAGGAAAACAATACCCAACATTTGGGGTTGACATAAACATACATTTTTCAAGTATCTTTGCAAGTCAAGATTTTAGTGACTTTCTTATTGCATTAGCTTATAGGATAAGACAAAAATATAAAGTCACCCTAATGTTCAATGAAAATGAATCAATTAACACCAACACTAATAAAGAGTGGTAATTACTTTAGACCTTTAAGAACCACCTCTAAAGTATATATTGATATTTGATCTTGTTTGGTTTTCACCTCTTTTGATTTGAGATAACTTAAAGCTTGAAGAGCCTCTTCTTTCTTTTCAAGATTTGACGTACTTAACTTTTCTTTTTGACAAGTGCCAATATCATTAACCTGTTTTTCTAATTCAAGAACTCTTTTAGCTAAAAAATGTATACGTAATTTTAATTTATGAATTTCGTTTGATTCTCCCATAACAATTATTTTGTTCTGTAAAGGTATAAAAAAAAATTGAATTATATTTATATTTATAGAATTTTTTTTATGAAAGATATAATTAGAAAAATATTAAGAGAAGAGGCTGAAAATGAGGAACGGCACAAATCAAACTTAAAAGTAAAACGTGCAATTGAGAGAGTGTTAGATTTGGTTATTACTAATTATGATTACAACAAAGATGAAACAGAACTATTTTTTTTCGATAAAAATAAAAAATGTTTATTAACCTACAAAATTAAAGAAAAAAAAATATGGTATGATCACTACTTACTTAATGAAATAATATCACAAATGGTAAGAGTTCGGTTTTATATTAAGGACTTATTTAAAGAAGCACTTAAAATTTGGTTTGAGAAAAATTTTAAATCAAAAGGATTTGAAGTTGGTGATAAATATTGGTCTAATGGACCAAACATAGAAGGGGCAAATATTGCCTTATATTAATATGAGAATAAAACCAGAAATAATGAAAAAATATCATAAAATAACAAAATTTTATGATTTAAAAACAATTTTTAAGTTTTTAGAGTTAATTAGACAATCCGGTATTATTAATATGTTTACAGCCGCACCCTTTTTATATAATGGTAAGGAATTTCTAGAGAATGAAATAAAAAGATATTATGGTAATACTGGTGGATTTTCTTTATTTAATGATGATGATGATGATGAAGACGAAGATGATGAAGATAAATTTAAAGAAGTAATTGATATGGCCGGTAAGGTTAGAGATCTTATGATTTATGGTGCAACGAAAATGATTACCGATACTGATTCAGAAAATTATATGTATAACATAAAAAGAAGGTTAATGCAAGATTCACAAGAAATAGTAAAAATCTGGATGAGTTTTAAAGGTAATGTAGTTAAAGAAAATGTTATAGTTGAATCTAAATACGACAAAAAAACTGCTGCAAAATTTCTTTTTAGACGAGTAACAAAAGAAGAACTTGACGAAGAGTTTGAAGAAAACTATAAATATTTCCGTGATTTTTGGGGTCAACTTACACACAGAGACAAACCTTTTAGTGAGTTCAAAAGAATATATATCACATATATTATGGATTCAATACACGGAAAATTGATTGATGGTTTTTTAGATATAAAAGATGAAACTGGTGAACTTTATGATAATGTATTGAAAATAATAGATGAGATATATGGAGATCGTATTGCAAAACTATGGACTCAAAAAACCGGTGAAAGAGTTTAAACTATTAATATGAATATTAGACAATCCATAAAAAAAATTCTAAAAGAAGAATTTAACCGTGAATCTAAAATATTCTCGGCCGTTGAAAAATATGGTATTATAAAAACTTGTGGAATGGTTGGTGGCATCAATCAACTCGCCAGTATATTAAATGAAACACCGGAAGGACTACTTACAAAGTACTTGAGTAAAGAAACATTCTCAACCAACGACATAGAAAAAAACACTGGTGGTTATAACTTTAAATTTAAATTACAATTTGTAGAAAAATATAACGATTATTATAATTTTTTCTTTGTGATAGAAGAAGGAACTGTTGAATTAATTATGACCGATGATGACACTGAATATAATTTATTTGGTAACTATATTAGAGAACTAGAAAGTTGGTGGGAAATAAAATATGAAATAAAAGACATATTATATGATTTTGTTAAAGAACTTAACAATAAAATAAAATTTGATGATATCACAGTTAATGATGTTGATTACACCTTCAAAGACAAAAGATAAAATCATGGTCTTTTTTAATCAAAATGTTTTTTCTATATTTCTTTTATGGATCAAAGGACTATAAGGTATCTTGCTAGACGAACTAAAATACTTGATGATAAATTAAATCACCTTTTTAGACCGGAATTAAATGAATTTATGGATATATACATAGATTATTGTGATGAGAGTTTTGTTAATTTAATTTGTGAAATACTTAAACAAGAAATAGTTAAAGACATACCATTAGGAGATAATTTTCCATTTTCAAATGTGATTTTATATAGTTCAGTTAGTGAACACATAAAAACTACCTACCAAACAAGAATTACGGAGTATTACTTTCATAGAAAGACATATTTATAGTTATGCAAATTGTCCTTACAGAATCACAATATAATACACTAATAAGAAGATTAGATGACTTTGTTGTAATTGACAGACAGTTTAAATACCAGTTAAGACAAAAAATACCTTGTAATTTTACTGATTTTGAAGATTATTTTAATTTTGTTTCATATAGAACAGAAGATTATGTTACTAATAAATTAATAGAAAATAAAATAATTGAGTTTGATTTAGAATTATCAAATAAGATTAGAAGTGAGATTGAAAACTATATTAAGGATAATTTTTTAGAATACGCAAAAGAGTATTACGATTATTATAAAGAAAAAAACTGTCCGGAAGAATGAACCTACAAGAGAACATAAGAAGAATATTAAAGGAAGAGGTAAATGTTCCTCCATATATTAAAAGAAGATTGTATGTTGTTGATGAATACATTAGTGATTTAGATCCTGAAGATGTTTGTAGATATTGGGATGATAATCACGCTAAAGAATATGTAAACCAACATATGTCAGACATTGTTAGAAGTATTGTAGATTTTAGAATCCAAGTAAATGATGATGAATATACTGAAAAGTATGATGAAATATACGGTTCATTAATTGATTTAGGGTACAGAGAAAAATTAGAAGATTTCTTCTACGAATCATTACAAAACTGTAACCCAAAACATAGGATGAGGTTTATGAAATCACAGCATTGACAATATGAATTAAAAGTGTTATAGTTTAACATAAAATTATAACATATGAACTTATTAGAATCGTTAGAGTGGAGATACGCCACCAAGAAAATGAATGGGGACAAGATCCCACAGGATAAATTAGACAGAATACTTCAAGCAACAAGACTGGCACCAAGTTCATACGGATTAACACCGTATAATGTTATTGTTGTTGAGGACCAGAAACTAAAAGAGGAACTACAAGGAGCTTGTTACGGTCAAACACAGTTAACAGAATCATCGGCGGTTCTTGTATTTGCAACCTGGGATGATGTAACGGAAGACTCTGTTAATATCTATATCAATGAGATTGCAAGACAAAGAGAAATTCCTGTAGAATCATTAGAAGGAATGACAGGTATGATGAAGGGGTCACTATCCAATATGACACAAGAACAAAAGATTTCCTGGGCACAAAGACAAGCATACATCGGTTTGGGGTTTGCATTAACAGCAGCAGCCACAGAAGAAGTAGACTCAACACCAATGGAAGGATTTAATCCGCCAGCAGTAGATAAAATATTAGGATTACAGGAACACGGATTAATGTCTGTAGTTGTATTACCATTAGGATATAGAGATAGTGAAAATGACTACCTTTCAAATGCTAAAAAAGTAAGATGGGAGGATAGTATGTTTTTTATTAGAAAATAATTCATATCTTTGTGTATGAACAAATACGAAAGAGCATTAATTAGAAGATTAGAGTGGATTGATGAACAGGCCAAATCTGTTATTCCCCAACAATTTGACAGGTTTGATCATATGGGTGAAGAGTATTTTCTTAAAACAACAATTAATATAATTTTATTTAGGATTCGTAATATTGGTTTTATAACTCTAAATGATGGGAACCAGGAATATCACAGATCAGCCAGAAAATTTGTAACTGAAAGATATGAAAAAGAAATAAGGGAGTATTTTCACAACATAAAAAATAATGTATGAAGCGCTCAAAGTTAGAACTTTCCTTAATTAGACGATCCGAAACTATTTTTGAACAAATAGAGGAAGTTATGATGTCACTAAAAGATTCAAAAAGAGTACAAATAAATTCATCATCTCATTTTATGGAAATAGTTTCAAGAAGAGTTAGACCTTGGATTATCTGGGAATTAATGGATAATGGTTTTAAATTGGAAGATAATAACATTGCTACTTATGTTGAGTTTAATAATTTTATTGAGGATTATCTTAAAGAAAGATATGGTCACGAAATGGATGGATTTTATAGATGGAGAATCAAAGACAGAACAAAATAATCCATATGACTAAACACGAAAAATCTATAATTAGAAGAACTGAAATTATTGATGAGGTTTTTTATGAACATTTAAATAACAATAGCTCAATAGATCTGATTAAAATAGTGAACCTTAATTTTACTCGGTGGAGTAGAAACATAATTGCAACAACAACAAACGATATTATGTTACATAGTTTTTATGTTAAACCGTGGGAAAATGACGCAAAAGATATTTTTAATGACATATATAGTTTCATAGAAAATAAATATAGATACGAACTTGAATTATTTTATAATATTGTAATATGACTAAACACGAAAAATCTATAATTAGAAGAGCTGAAGTTATTGATGATGTTTTTCACAACTGGTTAAATTCTGGTGGTGCTAGAAACTTAGTAAGGTCACTTGATTATCATAGGTGGGAAGAAGGATTATTACACGAGGTATCATATCACATTATGGTAGAATCTCTAAAAATGAATATCTATGATATAGTTCTTAACCCAACAGATGAAATGAAGATAATTCATTCAAATTTGTGCACCTTTATAAGAAATAGACACAGAGACAAAATGAGAGACAAACATAGATTCTATAAGAACAGATTTAGAGAAACACATTATAGTTAAAGATAATACAAAAAGGGAAATCAAAACTGGTTTCCCTTTTTGTTTTCCATATATTTATACAATATGAACCTACAAGAATCCATAAGAAAAGTATTAAGGGAAGAACTAAAATCAAAATTCTTTCTTAGGAGAATTAAATTAAATGATGTTAAAAGAATACTTCCACTTAATGCAGAACAGGTGTATTATGAAACGGAAAGTTATGGACAGTTCAAATATGAATTAACTTTAAGAGCTGTAGAAACAATTATGTACAATGAGTATGATATGGGGTGGGAAGATCTACCACAACAAGAAGAAATAGATTTTGTAACAGATGTTTCAGATATGTTTGATGACAAAATTAAATCATTATACAACCACTACAAAGAAAGATAATGAACCTACAAGAATCCATAAGAAGAATATTAAGGGAGGATACTATTAATATTGCAACAATCCTACGCAGAGTTAATTCTGATGATTTAGAAAGAGAGTTTGAGGAGTCATTAGACATGGCATCAACGTGGTTTTTAAATTTGACTTTCAATGGATTGGCTGTGAATTTAAACAGATTTATAGATGTGGCAATTTCAAATACAATTGACGGAATCCACCATGACTTATACAGTACATTACCGGAAGATGTCCAATGGTATGAAGATGTTAAAGAAACTTTAAAAGAATATTATAGAGATAGAATCAAGGTTACATATAAAAGATTAATGTCAGAACTATAATATGAACCTACAAGAAAACATAAGAAGAATATTAAGGGAAGAATTTAAATTACCTAATTTGATTAGAAGAAGATTTAATGAAGAAGAACTTGATAAATTAGTCTCCAATGTAGAGAGAACATTTGAGACACACAGAATTTCCCAACAACACAGAGAAGATGTAATAGATGCCGAAGTAGATGACTTTATTATGAATAGTGTTTATTATGGTGAATTTGAGGACTTTGACGATGAAATATACCAAGATATATATAATCTGTACAGAGAACCATTGGTTAATTATATAAAATCAAAATTAGATATGAACCTACAAGAATCCATAAAAAAAGTATTAAGGGAAGAACTAAATAATAGGGGTGACTGTAATATTATGTATGTTCCAGAACAATTTAGTAAATTAGATAGGTTTTCAAATCTGTGGGATATGGTGGTTAATGAAATTGATGAATTGATAGAAGTTTCTCAATTAGAAAAAGAATTATTACCAAAAGACATTACAGTATATTCAGTTCAAGAAAAGTTTGATATAGAATACGTAAAAAGAATGGACGATGAAAGATACAATAAATCTGATATTAGTTTGTTCAAATATAAAAATAAATTATACATAATAGATGGGCATCATAGATTATGTTATGATAGATTAAATAATAGAGATTCCTATGTTTATATCTTTGATAAAGATGACAGTCAAATTGTTGATTGTATATTTTACGGTATAGGAGATTGTTAATATGAACCTACAAGAATCCATAAGAAGAATATTAAGGGAAGAACTAGACTCTGATGATATTAAATCCAGACAAGACGAGGCTGCCGAGTTAATAAAACAATACGGTCACTATTCCTCACCTGACTTACGATATATCACTCGACCACTATACGCATACATTGAGAACCAAAACTTTGGGAGATTAAAGGAATTGGGGGTTAAATATAGATTTACACCAATCGGTGAGATTAATTTAAATGGTGCATTATCCAGGTTTATAAAAGAAAGGGGTGTCTTTAATGGTATTGGTGGTAATATAATAAGGTTATACAATGATGAACCGGTAACAAAGAGTGATATTTCAAGAATAAAAAGAAAGATCCAGGATATTATAAATGAGTTCAATACAAAGTTAAGAACAAACTATCAGATTGATGGTGTTGTTGGTGATAAGAGTTCCGACACATTAAGAAATCAATTAAATCAAAAATTAACAGATGGTGAGTACAATATAGAACCAACATATAATAATATTGGTATAAAAATTTCAAGAGGGTTTGAGGATGAATATCTGGCAACCATACCAATGGATGAAATTGATAAACCACAGATGTTAGATTAAATTAGTATAATAGGTAAAAACATTACAACATACTCACTCATTACAAAGGGAGACCTCACACGGTCTCCTTTTTCATTCATTCATATCTTGTATTATTTTCCCCCATCTATTACATAAGCCCCCATCTTTTAATTAGTTCCCCCCATTTAGTATGACCAATAAGGTACACAAATATAATAACACATAGAGTATAATGGTGAGGTGTTCTAAATTATATTCATAAACATATAATTGATTATAAATGAGATGAATTATATGAAAGAACATATAGTATTATATTTTGGTGTCGTAGTGAGAGGGATAATTAGTTGTATCACCATAGTAAGGTTTCACCTTATAACAAAGATACAAAATATATCCCATTTTTTACCACTTTAATTTCCTTTACTATGTGTTTATTTTTGTGTAGATTTAAAGGGTCAATTGTTTAAGGATCCCATAAATGGGTCGTTGAAGATGTCTTTTTAATGATCTATAAGTGATCTACAAACAACATAAATGTCTATCTCCGGCCTCTGTACTCTAACGTACCTTTTTTACTGGGAAATAGGTATAGTAAAAAAAGTGGTCTTCTAGATATCAAAAACAAGGATAAATCGGTGTTCTATATATCAGGGGGACACATTATGGTGGGAGAAAGTGGTAAGTATATACACAATAAAAGTGGGAGAAAGTGGGGAAGGGGATTGTGTGGTGTTTAACTCGTGACTGACATTTTGACAAAAACAAATAATTTAGTAGATATTTATTAATAAAAACCCCATCTTATGACATCAATAATGGACATCTTTATGGTAAACACAACAGAAAATGACGGTACCGTAACCGTGACATATTGTCACAACTTGTACTCCGGGTCTTGTACATACAAATTAGTAACCCTTCAAGGAAAAAAATTAAGACAGGAGATTGAGTTATTAAGAAGTGTAGATATGGATGACATACTGGAATGTCTATATAAAGAGGGGGAAATAACCGGACCAGATTGTTATGAGAGAATAAGGGGAGAAATTATAAATCATTCCCTCCACCAGGTTCAATCCCGGAATAAGTGATCTATTAAAGATCCGGCCAGAATAACTGTAAGTAATAACCATATCATTGTGAACATAAAAAAAGATAGGGGAAATATATAACTTTTTCAATAGTGACGTATATTTATTATAAGAGTTCATTTTCCCCACAGTGTCGTAGACCGACACGTTAGTGAAGTAGGGAATTAGTTGTTCAAAGTCCTGGCGACTTGCAAAGATCAAGATGAATCTGAAACAACCTAATTTCTAATCCCCCTCAAATGGGTGGGGAATTTTTTTATGTCTTATATTTTTATAAGATGTTATGGAGTGTTCTAACCGACCACGCACGTGGGAGTCCACCCTCTGCGATCCCCAATACCTAGACCGAACCCGTCGTCGTTACTAACATAGACAATACAAAGATACAAATAATAATTGACATTAACAAAGAATATGGTATTTATTTAATATAAAATACATTACTATGGGATCCAGACTAGAAAACATTTCAGACGAACAACTAAAGAAGTATATGAAGTATGTATATAAAGTAATTGGGGCTTTTGAATTTGATGGTCCTGATCAATTATATTACTACGATAATATAACTACAATCTTCTCCCCCTTTGGTGGTAACATTAAAAGGTTGGATATTGAATACCTTTATTATGTGTTAAAGAACAACCCATTCTATTTTAAGGAGGGTTACCCAATTAATAGACCTACACTTGTTGATCACGATTTACTTTATACAGTCAGGGAGTCACAGGTGGTTGAGATATATTATAACGGGGAGATTGAAACGTACATACCAGATGATCTGGAAGAAGAGTACCTCACCAAACTAACTGATGATCTGATTATTAACCCACGAACCTGGAACATAGACAGTGAGATTACTGATTCGGAATGGTTAAGTGATGATTGGGACTTTTAATTAAGCCCTACCCTATATGACCCCTATGACCGGGGGGCGTATGATATAACCTGGGGGCCCCCTCCCGTATCCCCCCCATATATGACATTTTGACAGGTAGATAGGGGGCTCAATCCCAAAAGCGAAATATTCGTAAAAAAATTTCTGGAAAAAATTTTGGGAAAATCCGGTTTATGTTTCCCCCAATTATTATAACGTGGGTATATTTATCTTATATGAAAAGAATTGTAAGACTTACTGAATCTGATTTAACTAGAGTAATTAAAAAAATTATCTCTGAATCAGAGAAAGCCCCATCAATACAAAAGGTCTATAATAAAATATATAAAGTTTTAGAAAATATGGGGTTGTCTAAATTTAATGATGACTTTGATATATATTATATCCAAGATGATATTCGGACGGAATATCCTGGTCCTGCAAGAAACTACGGTAAGTATGTAGGAAAATACCTATTTAAGGTGGCCTTTTATTTAGAAGATGGTGAAGATGATATTAATATAAAAATGATTTCAAAAAAAGTTATCGATGAATTAAATAATGAGTTTGGTAATGAGTTCTTTGAATTGGGAAATTTATATAAAGAACATTTTTTAATAAAGTTCAATAAGTTGGCACTATAAAATATTTTCCACAAAACACTCCACTAACGTGTCGGTCTAGAAACACGACCCCCATTTTAAAATGATCCCAAATATCAAAAAAAAATTTTTGGAAAATTTCTAGGAAATTCCTATCTTTGTACCCTATGGAAAAAAAGACTTGTACAAAATGTGGTGAAGACAAACCATTAACAGAATTTTATAGTGGTAGGACAAAGTGTAAATTTTGTTATAGCGAACAGAAAAAAGAATACAGAGAGAAAAATAAAGACGACATAAATGAAAAGAATAAAACATATTATTATGAGAACCATAATAGGATGTTAGAAAAAAAGAAGAAGTATAGGGAAAATAATACCGAAACCATTAAATCCTATAATACGGAATATTTTAAAACGTATGAAAAAAAGAGAAGTGAGAAAGATATTTTATACCGTATTGGGCGATCTTTACATAATTCAGTAAGAGGTTGTTTAAGACAGAAAAAATTCCTTAAAAATTCTAGGACATATGAAATACTGGGTTGTACGTATGAAGAATTTAAAACCCATATTGAATTAAAATTTGAACCCTGGATGAGTTGGGATAATTATGGGTTATATAACGGAAAGGAATGTTATGGTTGGGACTATGATCATATTATACCCAAATCTTCGGCAAAGTCGGAAGATGAACTAATTAAGTTATTTCATTATTCAAATCTCCAACCTTTATGTTCTTACGCAAATAGAGTTATTAAAAGAGACTCATTAGATTGGGAATAAAACCAAAACACCCATTTTAAAAATTCTGAAAAAATTTTGGTAATTTCAAGATTAATTATATCTTTGTAATTCAAACAAAAATTTGTAATATATGAAAAAAGGAAAAAACCATAGTCCAAAAAGTTCGTATGCTTGGAAAGAGGATAAGACGATTAAAAAAGATTGTTGTTATGAATGTGGTTCAACTGAAGATATACAGTATCATCATATCATACCAGAAAGTAAAGGTGGGGGAATGACAATACCTTTATGTATTATATGTCACGGTAAAGTACACGATGTTGATTTTGTAAAAATGAAAAAATTACAAAAAGAAGGTATTGAGAGAGCAAAACAAAATGGGGTTTATAGTGAAACAATAGAAGAGTTTTTATCAAAACCAAGTCATTCTGAAGCTGTAAGATTAATAGATACTTGGCGTTTTGATATTGATCAAATTTGTCAAATGGTAAATTTATCCAAAAGTACCGTTAAAAAAATATATAAAATTATGGATGATAATGATTTACGTACAAACAAACAAAGATATTATCCATATGTTGAAGAAGTACTTGAAACGGAATATTCTATATTTTTTGACTGGGATGACCATAAAGAATTTGAAGAACGTTATAAAAACCAACATAAATTTTGGTCAAATGATACATATATTGATAATGTAGTTGAATACCATATATGGTTAGAAGATTTATTACATTACTTTTATAAGAATTTGGTAGATATTGAGTCTGGTCTTATATTTGTTTTAGAGAATACTAACCCAAAAGATGAACATTTTAAATGTTTTGACGATTATCTTTCATATGTTTTAAATAAAACACTTATAGAATATTATTATCTTTTAAAATCAAATCATAAAAACTACGCTTGGCGATTGTTTTGGGAACGTACTATAGACCTAGAGAACTTCCTTGGTCACTTCCCAAAAGATGATATGGAAGAAGCTGAAAAATATTTGCTTAAGTACCTTAATAAGAAATTTAAAGAAGAATATCTAATTGCTAAAGTTCATATAATACCACATTATGACGATGATATAAGAAAAATATATGATAGTGGAACTTCAGGTAATACAATTAAACGTATAAGACCTGACACCTATAAGGATTACAACACCAAAAAGGATGTGGATTGTGATGAACTTTGGTGAAATAAAACCCAAATATCAAAAAACCCTATGGAAAAAAAGACTTGTGTTAGTTGCAATGAAAATAAAATTCAAACTGAATTTAGAAATAGAAATACTTGTAAGACCTGTGAGAATAAACATAGGTATGAAAGAAAGAAGTTGCAAAGGATGGATCCCCTATATGATAAGAAGTGTAAGGAGTACGATGTTAAAAGAAAAAGAAAAAAGGAACATGAATGTCCCCTTACCAATTTTAAACAGATAATTAGACAAGCCGTTAGAAAATCATTTAAAAGAAATGGGTATACCAAAAAATCAAAAACGCATTTAATACTTGGGGATGACTGGGGTGTTGTTAAATTACATTTTGAATCTTTATTTCAACCGGGTATGTCCTGGGACAATTATGGGTTATGGGAAATTGATCACATAAAACCATTATCCCTTGCCAGTACCGAAGATGAGGTTATCAAGTTATGTGAATATAAAAACCTGCAACCCCTCTGGAAGGAAGATAATAATAAAAAGGGAACCTTTTATATTTTATAAAATACGACCCCATTCCCAATAAGAGTGGGGTTTTTTATTTATTGATATATTTATAAATAAAAAATAATATGAAAAAAATTATAAAACTAACAGAATCAGATCTTACAAGAATTGTTAAACGTGTAATGAATGAAGACGAAGATTTTGATTCTTTAGTAAAAAAAGTTTTTGGTAAAAATACTCCAGATGTTTCTAAAGTTAATAATAAATATGAAATGACTGAAGATTATTCAGATAGAAAGGGTGATTTGTACTCAAGTATTAATAGAATAATTGACGGTGAATTTAATGATGTTGACCCATCTGAAATTGTTGATGTGTTGAGTAACATATTAGATCATCATAAAAGTCAATCATATAGACGTAAAAATAACACTAGGGGTATTAGCTCTGATGAGGTGCTTAGAAATTTTAGTAGACGTTAATTTTAAAATAAATCAATATATTTATAAATAAAAAATATGAAAAAAATTATAAAACTTACAGAATCAGATTTAACAAGAATTGTTAAACGAGCGATTAAAGAATATCATTATGAAGATGATGACGATGCTCACGGCGCATATGTGGATGAACGTGATGAATTAACAAGTGCTGTTATGAGATTATTAAAACCTTACTATGAAAAACACGGTGAGGAGATAACACTTGATTTTATTGATGACATTAAAACTTTTTTGGAAGATGGGTTGCTAGGCGGTGACTCTTATAATTAAGGAAATGATTTAATCCCCATCTTCAGTAGAGGTGGGGTTTTTTATTTTTCTTCCTTTTGTAATGGGGGTATAAACCGGGCCCGGACTTCGTCCGTGGTTTTCTTGGTTCTTTGGCGACCTTTTTTTGAAATGGCCAATATTTATCTTATATGAACATCATTATAACCGAAAATCAAAATAGTAAATTAAAAACAAAAATATTAGATTCGTTTGAAGATATTGGTGTGTTTAAAACATTAACAAGATATAGTCTGTCACCAAAAGGCCTTGATATTATTTTTAATAATGAATTTCCAGAATTTAATTGTGAGCATTTAGGTGCTTTATTTCAATATTTCTACTTTAAAAACTTCTATGACAAAAGTTTTTCTTATGATTTTAATGGTAAAACTTATTTGGTTTTAACATCAAAAAGATTTGATGGTGTTATGGAGTATGATATAAAGGATTCCGAAAATAATGACGGTATTACAATACTTGCGACACCTTATTATGAAGGTGATTGTTTTATACCTGTTGATACCACGGATTATTTTGTCGGAGACGATTATTATGAAATATGGGGTGAAGAACATTTTGATGGCATTTCACCACCGGAAAACTTTTCCAGTTTTGTTGAATTTTTTAATTGGTTTAAAATTGATGCTTTGGAACAAATGTTTGAAACTGTTATTCCCCATTTGGAAATGACAAGAGATAAATACGAAAATGGTGAGTTAAATTAATTTTCTTCCTTTTGTTGTTTTATATATTTATATTATATGAAAATCATTATTACCGAAGAACAACGTGAATATATTTCAGAAATGATTAAACTTAACATTAAGGTTGGGGATGTAATTATGGGTGGTAAATTTAAGAACAAGAAAGTTGTTGTTAAAACCATTGGTAAAAATGAAAAGGGGGATATTACAATTAATGGAAAACCATTATTAAGGTTTAGATTAATAAAGGAAAATATAATGTCCGTATCTCGGCGTAAAATTATATGGTTACTTAGAAGATTGGGTGACCCAGAAATTAATGATTTATTAAAATCTATCGTTGATGAATCTTTTGACTATAGTGATCCTTGTGACTACGAAACTTATGATAGTTATGAGTTTGAGATTGCAAATAATAGTACAATAACATTTATTAATTCATACATTGAACTTTATGGTGAAGAACATTTTGATTCTACCGAACTTGAGGAGTTTGTTCATAAATTAATCATTAGTAAGTATAATTTCAAAATTCTACGAGAATATAGGGATCGTGAATGTGAGGATGAATCAGATTATTAACTATTTATAGATTATGAAAATCATTATTACCGAAGAACAATTTAATAACCTCATCCCCCCATCTGTTAAAAGAAGGATGAACCCGGAAGATTTTGTTCTTATTGATAATATTATTCAAACTAATAAAAAATATTATTTAAACTTTTCTTTTGATATCTTTTTTGAAAGTCTTATACGTGATTCTTTAAATGAGTTTATTGAAGAATATAAAGTAAAAGAAATAAACCCAAGTCTTGATGGTGATGTTTGGGCGCTTGAAGAAAACCTTATTTATGAAATTTTCTGGCAATTAACTCCATTTCTAAAAAAGAAATATTACGATGAGTATTATGATTATTATATAGAGTATCATAGACGACGTGGAAATATAACTGAATCGGAACATCTTAAAGGTCTTTTTTCAGAACTTCCATCATCTCTTAAACGAAGGGTTACAATGGAAGATCTAGAATGGCTTGATAAAAGTATTACTGGGGTAATTCCGGGAACACCAACAAGAAGAGACTTTGATCTTTTTTGTCAAGATGTTCTTGGTGATTTGCTTCACGAATTTGTGGTTGAAAGAAAAGATGATGAAATTGATACAGTTGAAGATCCGGATTATGGTTTAGTGTATAGTGAAGATGGTTTTGATAAAGTTGCATCAATTTATTGGGAATTAATGCCCTTTCTTAAAAAAAGATATGAAATAAAACTTCGTCAATCCTTTGAAAGGAAAAGACAACAATTAAAAAATTTTTATGGAAAAATCTAAACTTGAAAATATGTCAGACGGAAGTCTATTAAAATATGTGCGTTACGTTGAGGACGTTGTTAAAGATGAATTTAGTAATTGGGATAGTGTAGATATTGATGATTTTTTTAATTATGTGTTTTACACAACGGTTATTGAAACTAAAATTAGTGGTCCGGTTGGTTCATTATCAAGACTTGATATTGAATATATATTTTATGTTTTAAAAAATTCCGCTCTGGAGGCGGGCTCATTAATACGACCAAAGTTAAGTGAGACACCAATTGATTATGTGACAGCTGAAAAAGTTTTTATTCGTTATACAAGAAGTGGGTCCATTCAAACTTACTTGGGTAATGACCTAACGAATGGGTATTTATTCATTTTGAAGGAGGAAGACGATTTTGATCCTTGGTCTTGGGAAGTAACAGATGAAGATATGCGAGATAGTTCAATTAATGATGAATGGTTTGATGTTTAAATTATATTTTTATCACCTATATATTAGTTATGAATGACACACAAAAAGCAGAAAGGTATAATCAACTGATGTATGAATATACAAGAATACAAAATCAGATTTCATCCATAAAGGGAGAATCTTTAGAATTAAACGAAGGCCAGTTAAGAACAATTGGGGAACTTGAAAATAAGTTAAGGTTTCTTATGGAAACCGCATCTCGTTTGTGATAATATTATTAGTTATAATTTTATGCGTAAAGTTAGAAGAAGAAAAAATCATATGAATATTATGGTTTTAAATGAACAAAATGAAATTGAGATTGTTCACGTACCAAACCACTTGGGAGATGAGTACATTAAACGATATAATTTAATGACAATTCAAACAAAAGATGAAATTTATGACTTTTTATTGGATCATAATAGTTTAAAAGTTAAATAATAACTAAAAATTAGGTTTTTTTGGTTTATATAATATTTATTTTATATGAAAAAAACTATAAAACTTTCAGAAAGAAATTTATCACGTATTATTAAAAAAATAATTTTAGAAGAATTTAGTGATGACCAGCCTAAAGAGCTCTCATTAGATGAATGGAGTGATATATGGTATAATTTAAGACGTGAAAATAAAAGTTTTAACTATCCGGATATGAATGGTGTGTTTAGCTTTGGTAATCTTGATTTTATGTTAAGTGAAGACGGTAAGTCGTTAGAACTTATTGAGTTTTTAAGAAGTCCACGTAATTGGGGAGACGATTATGAACAAGGTTCTAATGTTCTTGAAAAATATTTTGATAAACTATCAAGTATTGTTAATAATTCTAATTTAGGTTTAAGACTTAAAATGGGTCCTAGATACCATATGAAAATTGTAAAAGTCTAAACTTATGAAAAGATTACCCCCAGTTTTTATTAGAAGGTTTAACGGACATAAACTTGAAAAAATTATGCGGAAGGGTGCTATTCACGCATATTTTGATACTACAAATAGAGAACAATTCAAAAAAGAATTGGCGTCATCGGCAGTTGATGGTTTTTTATATACAATACATAGAATTGAGTCGGAAGAAGAATTAACAAAAGAAGATATGGATACTATTGTTGACTATATTATTGGGATTTATGGTTCTGTAATGGATATGTATTATAATAATTTGAGAAAAGACTACCCAATGGGTTAATATCTGTAAAAAAGTTATATCATTAAAATAATTTTTTAAAACTTTGGTATATTTATAAATAAAATAATAATTATGGGAAAATTTGTAATTTCAGAAGAAGAAAAAAAAAGAATACTTAATATGCACCAATCACAGTATTCAAAAAATGTGTTAAAAGAGAATGTTAATGTTAGTAAAGGTAGTATGTTAAATAATGGTAAAACCATTTTAAGTATTGGTAAACCAATGATGGCTGGTAACCCACCGTCAACCGCTGTGTTTATTGAAACTGAAAAAGGAAGTGGAGGAAATTTTGTTTGTAAAGCTCACGAAGCAAAAAAGTATTATCTACAACCAAATAGTACTAACCTACCACTAACACCAGAAGAATCTCAAGCATTATACGATACATATTGTAAGGCTGTTTAATTTAAAATCAAAAAATATTAAACCCATCTAAATTCTAGGTGGGTTTTTAATTTATACTATATTTATTTATATGGCAAAATACATCATTTCAAAAAAACAAACGCTACTACTTGAAGCCACAGATTCAAAAAAGGTTGCAAATAAATTACTTGCTAGTATTTTAAAAAGATATTATCCATATATTATTGGTGTTGAGATTGAAGAAAAAGATTATTATACAACATTGGTCAGTGCGAATATATACGTTGATTTAAATAAATTTTACCAAACTACAAACACAACACCACCTTTAGAATACCTTGAATATGATTATTTACTAGATTTATTAGAAGACCCAAGTTCGTATTTGATGACTTATGTTGATGAAAAATACAAAAAATCTTTTGCTGCAGTATTTAACCACATTCTTGAAGAAAACCTACAAAAAATATATCAAACATTACCGACTCATATTATTAAGACCAAATTTCAAAATATCCCAGATGATTATGAACCATCAACCATATCACCAGAGTTTATACAAAAATGGAAAGAGGAACTTGAACCGGTTGATTTAAGAATAGGGAAATTCATACCAACGGTTAACCTTGAAGAATTGAAAACTTTAAAATAACAAGATATTTATTTTATTATGGGAAAAAAATTAATTATAACAGAAGAAGAAAAAAGACAAATAAGAAAGTCATATGGTTTAAATGAAAACTTGCCAGAATTAGATGCCTTCCCAATTGCCGGTGGTAGATATAACATTGGTTACGATAATGATTGGGATGATTTTGGAAATCCTCGTGGTACCGCAAATTCAGATTATTCTAAAAAACCAACTTATGCTGGTGCTGGAGGACATTTAAAAGGACATATTGGTGTTGATATCTTTGGATCAAAAGGTACACCAATTTTGGCACCTGTTGATGGTAAAGTAAAGTTTGGTGGTAATGGGCTAACTGTTATAATTGAGGATCCAGAAACCGGTTATTCACATTGGTTAGGACATTTAGATAGTAGAACTGTTGATGAAGGTGAATTTGTAACTGCTGGTACTAAAGTCGGTACATTAGGTGATTCTGGTAATGCTAAAGGAACCGCACCACATTTACATTATAATATTTATAAAACCTCTAGTGGTTTTTATTCAGGAGAAGATCCTTTGGACGTACTAAAAGGTGCTATGGATAAAAAAGGTGAAAACTTAAAAGATAAGGATCTTGATTCTATGGGCGAAAAATTTAAAAAAGCATTTAAAAACTTATTCAGTGATGAAGAAAAAAATGAAAAGGGTGAAATTAGTGCTAAAGATGAAGAAGATTTATGGGATAAAATGAAAAAGGCTGGAAGTACCTTTTTTAATAAAATAGGAAATTTTTTTAATTAAAATGAAAAAATATATCCTAACAGAAGAACAAATAACAAAAGCTTTAACAAGTGGTGGAATCAAAAAAGGTATTGGTTTAAAAATCAATGAGGGTGATTCTTTTTATTATAAATCAGTTATAAAAGAATTTGACAACGAAGATGATTTTGAAGAATGGAAAGATAATCTACCGGAAGATCAAAAAGTAGTTGGTGTCATTGATATTAAAAATGATACAATTACAGAGTCCATAAAACCGGAAGAATTAAAAAGATTAAGGAGAATCCAGGAGGTTAGAGATATTATAGATTTTCAAATGGAGATTCAATACCCTTGTAATTTTGATGATGGTGAAGAATATGCTGATTTTTGTATTGGAGAAGGAATGAGATTTTTCTATGGTGATGAAGACTATGAGAGAGAAGACGATATTTTTGCCGATGAAACTGAAGATCATATGAGAGATGAAATTGAAGAAATGATGATTGATGAATATTATAACCAACTAGTTGAGTTCTGGGAGGAAGAAAGTAAAGACTGTTAATATTTGTAAAGATGAAAATAATATTAACAGAATCACAATTAAAATTAATCACTGAAGCATCATTGGCTTATGATGAAGAATTTAAAAAACTTGTAAGGGGGTTTGAAGGTAAGGTTATTGACCCAACAACAAAAAAACACATTACTTATGATGATGAAACAGGAAAACCAATAACATCGTCAAAACAACTTAAAGGTACTATGACAATTGGTTATGGTACAACAGACGATATTTATCCAGAAATGAGACCTGGTCAAAAAATTTCAGATTCAGTTGCAAACGAATTACTCAGTAAAGGTATAACAAAAAAAGAAGACGATTTAAGAAGGTTATTACCTAATTTTGATAAATACCCAAGGTATGTTCGTGCCGCGTTATTAAACGCCAAATATAGAGGTGATTTAGGATCAAAAACAATTGAGTTAATAAATCAACGTAAGTGGGATTCTGTCTCAAGAGAGTACTTGGATCACTCAAACTATAAAAACCCAGATAAATTTCCTGGTGTTGTTGCTAGGATGAAATCTAATGGTGATGCGTTTGATAGATATGCGAAAGAATTGAAAAACCCAACCAAACAACAAACAACAACTCAAAATGATTTTACTGACCCAATACTTTTATCTTTAGAGTCAAGACTTAAAATGTCAACATCTATGAAGGTTCATAGATTTAAAACAAATAAAGGTTATAGATTAGAAGTAGGGCCGTATCCACCACCAGCTAGAGAAGGACGTTATTTAGTATTTTTTAGGGATGGAAGGATTATATGGTATAATGGAAATAATTTTGATAGCTATGTTGGTAGGTGGGGCAGTACAACATTAGTATTTAACCAAGTACAATCTAAAACTGGTATAACATCATTAAAGGACGCTTTAAATAATCCGGTAAAACATTTTGCAACAACTACAAAAACTGGTGGTGTGTATTACACCGTAAAACAAAATGATACATTATCAAAAATTGCCGCAAATTACGATAAATCTGTTACACCACAATCAATAGTCAAATTGAATAATCTAAAGGGCGGAATCATACGACCTGGTCAAAAATTAAGAATTAAATAAAAGTTTTAATTGATTTTTACGAACCAATGTTTAAACATTTGGAATCCAAGTAATATTTATTTGTATAAAATTTAATTTATGAAAAAAGTAGTAAGACTAACAGAAGCTGATTTGACAAGAATTATTAAACGAGTAATTAGTGAAGCAACAAATGTACAATCACAAGAAAAGATTATGGTGCTTAGGAATAATGCTAAAGGAGAAGCAAAAATGAGTCCTTGTTGGACAAAAGGTATGTGTCCTAGAGTAGATGCTGGAAAAATTTATAGAAATGAGTGTGAAGTTTGTGCTGGACCTATAGCTGGTATTTTAATACCAACTGTTGGTGCTATTACTGGGGCAATTATTGGGATCACAAATAGAGCCGAACAACAAAAAAGAAGAGTTCAAGAGAACGAATGGATAAAAACTAACCCAGAACTTCAAGACAGAACGTTTACATATTTTAAAGATGGTAGTGTACAAGCAATTAAAGATGGATTTGCTGAAGATGTTATGATATTAGAAAAAGGTGGGACTTGGAAAAAATTAAGTGATTACTAAATAAAGAAAAAGTAATTGGTGTTTGACATAACGACATTTTTGTTTTATATTTTACATATGCCAAAAAAACAAAAATATACTTTAGAACAAATCAAAACAAAGACAACAGATAAACTGTTCAAAAAGTTAGAAGTTTTATATGAACTATTTAAACGAAATCTAACTTTATATAAAAAATATAAAGCATTAGAAGACCAAGAATACGTTGAAATGTTTATTAGTATGTTTCGTAGTCCTATCTGGGACGTAACATCAACATCCTTTTTTAAAAGTGGTTTAAAGTCAACTTGTGTACCTGACATCAAATCTAAAGACAATGTTGATGATCATTTTATACAACGTGTTAAAGCTGCTAAGTTTCTTTTTGAAATTTTTTATGAGAATCCAAAAACAACCTTTGTTTCATTTTTAAATTTTTTAATAAAATACGGATCAACAATAGCTTTGACAAAAGAAGAACATAATCTTGTTACCAGTACTGCAAAGAAGAACAAAGAACTTATGAACTATCAAATATATGAATCTTGTGGTGTTGAAATACCTGGACTAAATGAACTTTTACAATCATTAGAAATAGAATCAACTTAATTTTTTATTTTATTTGATATTTATAATAAAATATCAAAATGAAAAAAGACATTCTTTTATCCGAAGACCAATTAAAAAAATTAATATATAAAATAATTAAAGAAGTTCGCGGTGGTTATGACGATTATGATGTTATGGCAACACACGCTGAATCCTCAATGAAAACAATGATCCATTCTCTCTCGGATCTTACAGCATCCTTATTGAATATGATCCAGTCAGTGGCATTTCTTGATGATCCAATCGGTTCTAAAGGTTTTTTTGAGTCTGCAAATGAATTTATTTCTTTAGTTGATGATTATAGGGATGTAAACAAAATTGTTTATAGAGACTTTTCTGAAGATGAAGTGATTAACGCCGGACGGAAGCTTCTAAAAAAACTTAACACACTCCAAGAAAATTTAAGAAGGATACAAACATTTGGTAGAGAATTTTTTCAATCAAATGATGATTTTAAAGAAAAATTTAAAAATTACGCCATTGACGTTTTCCAAAGTATTCAAGATTATGACCAAACTCTTGAGAAAACACATAATATGTTTGCCGGAAGATTATCTGGAAAGGGACGACAAAAAAACGAAGAATCTTAAAGATGAGAAAAATAATAATAACAGAAAATCAACTACAATATGTTGTTGATTCAGTAGGTAAAAAAAAATCAATACAAGAATCAATTTATGATTCTGAAAAAATGTATTCTAAAGAATATGTTAATTCTGTAACTAGGACAGCACCCAAATACGTCAAAAAAGTAATTAAAAATTTACCAGAATATGACTGTCCAAATCGTCCTGGTAAATGTGTTAAAATTCCAGAGATGATTTTTCAATATATAAAAGGTAATTTCTAGGTTATTGGTATATTTATATATAAATAATATATTATGAAAACAGTTAGACTAACAGAATCAGATTTAAGAAGAATAATTAATAGAATTTTAAAAGAAGACGAAATTGATTTAGCGGATGACGTTAAAGCATTTGAAGATCATAGTGACATTCCTGGATGCGATCCATCAAGTCTAGATTTTCAAATGTGTACAACAGAAGCTTTTAAAAAATTGCCAGCTGAAGAATTTCTTGCTTTATTTACAAAATTATCTAATCAATCTAAAGAACCATTAGAAAACCCAATGGAAAAAATGGGTACTATGGCAGAATCTAGAAGAAGAAGATACGGAAGAAAATAAAAAAAATTGTTGGTATCAAGCGATACCAACAATTTCTAAATCAAAAATTAACTTTTTTCCTGCTAAAGGGTGATTTGCATCCAAAACAACAGTTTCTTCTTTAACCTCTAATACGTTAAAATTTACAATACCCATAGGAGTTTCCGTTTGTAAAACGTGACCAACTTCTACTTCTTGTGGTACTCTATCTTTTGGTACTTCTTGAACCATACCTTCGTTTACATCACCATAAGCATCAGCTGATTCAATCTCAACAGTCTTTTTATCACCAACTTGCATTTCTAATAAACCTTGTTCAAATCCACGAATAAGCTGTCCTTGTCCTAACGTTGCAACTAACGGCTCACGGCCTTCTGTCAATGATGAATCAAAAATAGACCCATCTTCTAGTCTTCCTGTGTAATTTACAGTCACAGTACTGTTTTCATTAATTTTTGTCATAACTTTTTTTTATACAAAGTTAGAATATTTATTTTAATAAGTCAAATTAAAATGAGAAAAATTATTATCACAGAAAATCAATTAAGATTACTTTTAGAAAATCAAGAATATATTGATTCATTATTAGATAAAATAAGTACAAAGGGTGTTGAGTCATTAACTCCCAGTGAAAAGAAATATTTAGATGGTCTATCATCACACGAAGGGCATATGGATGATTACGATAATCCAAACTATAAAGATGATTATGATGAAAGAAGAGGAGAGAAAATAACCTCATCATTACCAAACTTACCACAAGTACAATTTATTTTTGATTATGAAGAACGTGAGGGAGACGAAATACTATTATACGGATCCGTATATTTCCAAGGGAATGAATATATTGGTGTTATTATTACAAACAATAACGGAAATTTAATTGACTTTGATTTTGAAATTGCAGAACTCAGCTATGATGAATCAGAAGTGACCAATTTACTAGATGATGCAGAAGGTTTAGAACACGAATTAAGTGTATTTTTTGAAGATGATGTTATTCCGACTTTAATGTAACTATGGTAGATTTTTTCAAATATCTTATAATCCAACTAATGAACAAATATGGTTCGTTTATGTGGTTTGGGACTCACCTATCTATGACACAAATAGAATGGCACTATTTAATTGAAACTTTTTTATGTATTTTTGTTAACTTTTTAATTTTATTTTCATTATATTTGCAATACAAAGAAGAAGAAAATGAAAAATTACGAAAAACTAACAATACCTGAAGAATCCGCTTGGAATAGGAAAGGGTTATCTGCACGTATTTGGAGAAACCTACATTGGAGAATAAGATACTTTATTGGTGGGTGTAAAAATATAATAAGGTGGATACCAACATTATATAAAGATAAGGATTGGGACGAATGGTATATCTACACTATTTTACAAAAGAAAATTGAGTTCCAAAGAAAGGAAATTATCTATGCAAACCGTCATATACAAGTTGATCGTGATAATCGTGATATGACTATTGTTTTAAATCTCATAGAAAGAGTAAAAGAAGAACATTATGGGTCGGAGTATCTTGATTACTCTGAAAGTAAAATTAGATTTGAGGTAATTGAGGGGGATAGAGAGCTTTACTCAATGGAGGAAGATGTTATATCAGAAACTTATGATGACTATTTAAAAAAATATCCGTCAAGTGTTCGTAAAGTATTAAAAGAAAAACCTAACCTTAATAAAAAAGATTTGTGTTATTATGTTGCAAAACATAATGGAGAAAGGGCACACGATCTTTTACATAGAGTATTAAAAGAAAGAATGAAATTGTGGTGGGACTAAATGTGTACAAAGTAAAAAATAAAGAAACTTATAACCAGTTAAATTCGTTATTAGTTGGTTGGTGTTTTTTTAGACACGAAGATGGTGAATACTTTATTAAAGCACCACTTAATAAGACAATTAAAAATTTAATAGAAATGGGTTCTATTTTTGAGTTAAGTCAAAAGACGACTGAATAATAATATCTTTTTTATCCCCAACAACACTCCAAGCTCTTTGTACTAACATCTCTAACCCAATAGGGTAAACTTCGTCTAATTTTGTTGGGTCATCAACAAATAATGTAATATTTATTAGGTGTGATTTTTTACTCCTTACATATGTTATGTTACTTATTTTCACATAACTACTTTCACCAAAAAGTTGAGTCAAATTTTTACATAATTGTTTGTCAAAAAATAGTTGTAGATATTTCTTTCTATTCATATAATAAATTATAACCAGCAAATGTTCATTTGACAAGTTAAATTGTGTGTAATCATTAAAACTTTAATATTTATTGTATATGAAATTTATACTTTTAATATTATTCTGTTTTAAAATTATTATAAGTATTGGACAATGTAATGGTGTACAATCTTTTACATTAAATCCGGCTCCAGTTAATAATACTTATAACCCAGGACAAGTGGTAACTATGTGTTATACAATGAATGGATATACTCAAGCTGGAACAAACTGGATTGAAGGATTTGATCTAACATTAGGACCGGGTTGGGGTTCAGTTACACCACAATCAGCTCCGGCAAACTGTGGTGGTAATGCAACTGGGGGTCAATGGGTTTGGAAGACTTCCGTAACCTCAACAACAACGCCAATTGTAACGGTTGGTCCTGGTTATTTCTTTGATTTAACCGTTGATGGTAACCCAGGTAATGATTTTGGTGATGCCGGATCCTGTGTTTGGACATTCTGTGTCACTTTAACTGTTACAAACGTATGTACACCACAAAATTTACTAATACAAGTAACTCCTGGATCAGATGGAATGTGGGGGAGTTACACAAGCACAACTTGTGACGTTGCAACACCTTTTGCCGTATTTAACGGAATAATAAACATAACCCTACCAACAGTAGGACCAATAAACCATAATTAATTTATGAAAAAACTATTATTTTCTCTTATGATGTTGATAACCGGAGTGGTATCAGCTCAATCAACAGTAAACCCAGACACAGTTTGCTACCAAACTAACGGATCAACCTATACTGTACCCTCTTTAGGTGTTGGTTATACCTACACTTGGACAGTTTTAGCACCTGGAACACTAACATCCGGACAAGGTACTAACTCAATCAACGTAAACTGGTCTGCTGCAGCGTCCGGATTGATAAATAACGCCATCTCTGTCGTTGCGACAAGCCCAAGTGGGTGTCAAAGTACCCCAGTTACATTAAACGTGTTTATATTGCAAGTAATACCTACCATTACAGCTATTGGACCTTACTGTTCAACAGACCCTTGTGTCAATTTAGTAGGTGCTCCAGCAGGTGGTACTTGGTCTGGTACTGGTGTTAGTGGTAATCAGTTCTGTCCTAACCTTGCAAGTAGTGGTTCTAACACTGTAACTTATACTGTAACACAAGGCGGATGTACGTTTTCAACAACAAGTACTGTAATTGTTAACGCTCAACCAGTATTATCGCCGATACAACACAATTAATGAGGTATATTTTACTAATATTATTCATTTTTTACGGGTTTTTATCCTTCACACAACAATTTATTGAGATATGTGAAGGATATACACCCACTTATACCTATTTTTCAACAACAAATGACCCTGGAAACAACGAATGGACGGTAAATGGACAGTATTTTTACACAGAAGAGCTAGAAATTACGTGGAATACACCCGGAAATTATCAAATTAACGTAATTAGGTATTCAGATGGCTGTCCATCGCCAGAAATGACCTATAATGTAGCCGTAACACAATGTCCAGAGCTCATTTATTGGATACCAAACACATTTACACCTAACCAAGATGAGTTTAATACCCTTTGGGGGCCTGTTTTTACCTCTGGATATGATGTTGATGGGTTTAAATTACTTGTTTTTAACCGTTGGGGTAACATTGTATGGGAATCTAACGACCCAAATGGCCGTTGGGACGGTACATATGACAATAAAATGTGTTTAGATGGTGTTTATACGTGGAAAATTAATTTTGGGGTAAAAAATACGGACGAAAGGAAAGAAATACACGGTTTTGTGACTATAATTAGGTAATTTACCACAAAAAATCATCATTTTCGGTATTAATTTCTTCAATTTTGATAATTTTTACGTTTTTTCCCTTATTTTTAACAGTAATTTCGTTTTCGTGGGGATAAAGTATGTTATTTCTAACAGTTTCACCCAAATTTATCTCATTTTTGGGTATTTTAGCCGTAATTAAGTAGTATTTGTCACCTAAACCGGTCAAATATGAGTGATTTGAGAGTAAATCAGCCTTATTTTCGGCAAAATGTGACCCAATTTCGTCAAAATTGATGTCTTTTTTGTCATTTACCCTTAAAATTCGGTATCCTTTGACCATTTCTGGTAGGTTTTTTAACCTATTTAGGTGGTATTTTAGCTCTTTTTCGGCCTCTTTTTCACTAAAATCCATCGTTTTTAGGGCTAAAATGAGCTCTTTTTTGTCTATTATTTCACTTAAAATGGGTAATAATTTCATATAAATAAATACTTTAATTAACTCTTTTTCTTATTGTATTTGATTTCTACCTCATATGGGCCGGAATTTGACTTATAATTGTCATATTTCCAGATCAAAACACAATCTTCGTGTTTAATAACCCTCTCAAATGCCTTTCTTTCTACTTGTTTTTTAACTTTTTTGTCAATCATAGGATACAAATATAATAATAATTATTTAAAAAAAGAAACCCCTCTTGCGGAGGGGAGTAAAAAACTTAATAAAATGTTAATCTTGGGGTTCTTTATTATCCTCTTTAAAGAAGTTTGTTAAAAATTTACCAACAACACCAAATATGATTGATGATACGATCATAATTTTAAGTTCCTGTGGTGTAAAAATTTCTTTTAAACTGTCATACTGCCAGATACCACCAACAGCAATTATTGTAGCTACTGCTAATAATGAATCCCCAAGTTTTCTCCACTTTTTTGGGGTGGGTTTCCAATAATTTTTCATCATAATTGTTTTTATAATAAATATCTTTAAATTAAAAAAGGGACAGTAGCGAATTGTCCCTTTTGTGTTACCAATAACGGTAACGATCCTAAGCAAAACTTTTATTTACCTTTAATAATGTTTAAACACTGTTTTAAATATTCTTTAGCTCTAGCCGATGGTGTAAATTCATCATCTTTTGATTGTAAAGCTAAAACTCTCTCAATATCTTTTACTAATTCTGTACCGTGTTCATTTTCTTTATATAGTTCAGATATTTTATCTAATGCTTTATGACATTCACCAGTTGTTTCATCGTGATAGTTTTTATTTCTAAACTTATCTAAATGATTCATCATTTCATAAGCCAAATGTGATCCACCATCTTTTACATCATTAGCCCAACGGATATTATTTAAAATACCTAAAGTATCAACCATTGAATTAACACCAAAGGCTCTTTTTTTAATTCCGGGTGAATATTTCACATATTCATTTGCCTGACCAACCATTTCATCTAATGGTGTGATGTTTTCTGGAATACATCTAGGTTTTTTTTCTTTTTCTTCTTTAGCCGGACTAGACGGATTTGCATCTTCTTCTTTAAGAACTCTTTTAACGATTCTTTTGATATCTGACTCTGTCAATATAATTTCTTTCATATTATATATTTTTTTTAATAAATATTCTATAAACAATTAAATAATAAAGTATTTATAAACATAAATATCTATTGTTATGGTAATTTTAGAAAATCTAATAAAGAAAGTTTTGAAAGAAGAGTTTTCAAAACCTATGGAATTGAAAAAACGTATAAAAATTTCAGAAAATTTAAAATACCATTTAGATAATCAAATAACTTTATCTGAAAATATTTTTAGAATTTATTCACAGTCTTATTTTGATTTAATTAACGAAGTAAGAGATTTATATGAGGATAATTTAATTAATTTAAATCAGGAAGATAAATGGGTCGTTGAAAGTGATTTAGGGAAATCTGTTTTAAGTGAGGAACAGTTTAATTACGAAGACTTTTATGGTTCTGTAGAAAATGTAGATCTATTGAATGAGGCCGAGTATCAAGGAAGAAATGTACAACTTGGAAAAATTATGCAAGGGGACATTAAGAAGTTTAAAGTTTATGTTAAAAACGACAAAGGAAAAGTTGTTAAAGTAAATTTTGGTTTTGGTGGTAAATCAGCAAAAGGTAAAAGAATGGTTATTAAAAAGAACAATCCAGAAAGAAGACGTTCTTTTAGAGCTAGACATAATTGTGATAATCCAGGCCCAAGATGGAAACCAAGATATTGGGCTTGTAAAACTTGGTAAAAATGAAACTATACGAAAAATTTATTAACCCTAGATATATCAAAATGTTCAACCACTTTTTACAAAAAGTTTGTGAACCAAAAATTAAACAAAAATATAATAGGGATGTTAAATTAACTTTATATGGAATTTCTATTAAACCAAAAAATTCTAGTTATAATTTGATACCAAAAGATGAATTAACACAATCACAAGGAAAGGTTAGTTTTTTTATTGACTCTAATCCTTCAAAGTTAACCCCACACAACTTTGTTGAGGGTTTAATCCTTGGTGATGGTAGAACATTTTTAAATTTACAAGATGCAACTTACTATGGGGGCGGGTTTGATAAATTCCTAGTTGATGTTCATTTTGACAAAAGACCACTATATCCTTTAGATTATGTTGCTGAAGATCCGATTACTGAAAATAAATTAGAATTTAAAAAAAATAATATAAAAACCAAGTTATTAAAAGAAAGTGTAATACTTGAATCTAGATACAATAAAAAAAGCGCTGCAAATTTTCTTTTTAGAAGAGTAACAAAAGAAAAACTTGACGATGAATTTAAAGACACATACCAATACTATTCTGATAATTGGAGTAAAAGACATAAATACAGATTTGAAAATTTTGACCTATTTAAAAAAGTGTTTACAACAACTATAATGGATGGTGTACACGGAAGATTGATTGATGGTTTTTTAGAAACAGATGATGAAATTGGTGAACTTTATGATAATGTATTGGAAATAATAGATGATATTTATGGTAATCGTATAGCAAGACTATGGACTCAAAAAACCGGTGAAAGAGTTTAAAAATTAAAGAATATTAAGTTCTAATAACATATCTGACACTACTCAAACATTCTATCGAATTTGGGTTACCACCAGCATAAGAAATTGAACTTTGTAGTGATTCTTCAATATCATTTAATTTATCAAAAATAGAAACGTCTTTATACGGTACTAATTTTCTGATACCCTCAATTCTATTTGCCTTACCAGATTGTGAAGATGATGCACTACCCCAAAATTCTTTGTACCAATGACCGTCTACTTCGTTTTTAAGTTTGTCTCCTGGTGAATCTATGTATCCAGATAACATACCACCAACCATAACCATAGAAGCCCCTAAAACAAGACTTTTTGTAATATCACAATGTTCTTTTATTGACCCATCAGCAATAATTGGTTTTTTAGCCACCTTAACACACTTCTTAATCATTGATGCTTGCCAACCACGATTACCAAATCCAGTTGAGTGATATGTAGTGCAAGCGGATCCCCCACCAATACCACATTTAACGGCGTCACAACCCCAAGACTCCAAATCAGTAACGGCTTCTGGTGTACAGACATTCCCACCAATTAAAAATACATCTGGCATTTTATTTTTGATGTATTTAACCATTTTTTTCATTTTAATAGAATGACCGTGTGCAATATCTACAGTAATAAAGTGTGGTATTAAATCTTCTGATACAAGTTCATCAATTAGTTTATACGAATCGTCATTTACACCAACAGATATTGAAGAAATTAAGTTATGTTCTTTCATATCTCTCACAAAAGAAACCTCATCAATATTAAATCTGTGTAATATATAAAAATAATCATCTTTTGCCAATTTTTTTGCTAGATTAATATCTATAATACTTTCCATATTTGCTGGAACTATCGGTAGTTTAAACCTATGACCACCAAATACACAAGTTGTATCACAATCACTTCTACTCTCAACACGACTAAAGTTTGGTAGTAATGTTATATTATCAAAATCAAATACTTTTTTCATTCTCGTTATTTTTTTCTATTAGTTTTGTGATTCTATTTTTTCCTTTTTCACCAATTGGAATTGGGTTACCCTCTTCGTCAATTCTTACAAATCGTATATTTGTCTTTAAAACAACAACTTGATTCCCGGTATATACATTGTGAGCTCGGGCTTCCATATATAATGTTGTTGAACTGTTACCTAATACTGCTGGTTCACCATAGATCTTTAGTAACTGACCCTCCTTTGCTGGTTTTTCAAAGTTACATTTATCAATAGATACTGTAACCATTCTTGGTGTATCACATAACTGCATGGCATAACCAGCGGCAGAAGCATCAATCCAAGCTAGAAGTTTACCACCAAATAAATTTCCGTGAAAACCTAGGTCTGATTTTTTAATTGGGTGTGAATTTAATAATTCCATTTTTTGTTTTTTTAAAAAAAATACGTAAATTTGAAATTATAGTCAAATCAACTATTTATTATTATTATGTCAAAGGTGTTGTTAGAAGATTCTAGGTTAAGAAATGTGATCAGAACTATTGTTAAAGATATAATCATCACCTACAAAGAAAATGGTGAGGGTGAGTTTTATTTGCCTAAAGGTGATGATGATTCGTATAATTTTCCTGGGTTTGAACACGACATTATAGTACAATTAAATTTAGTTGAAAATGGTGATATTGATGATTATGTTGCAAACGCTCATCTTTGGCAGGACACCGACATAATTGAAATTGGTCTTGAGTATAATCCGGAAAAAAAATCAAAAATACTATATGACGTTGTTGGTGAGATGAATGAATTGATTGCTCACGAACTTCGGCATATTTATCAAAGAGAAACCGGTATGTTTAATATTAGTGGTAAAGAAAAAACTAACCCACTAAAATATTACACTCAACCTCACGAAATTGACGCACAAGTATTTGGTTTTAATAGATTAGCAAAACTATCAAAAAAACCATTTGATGTTGTTGTCAATAACTGGTTTGAAAAAAATAAAGAAACACACAGGTTAAACGATAAAGAGATTCAAAAAGTGATAAACTTAATAATGAAACATAAGAAATGAAAAATGTACCAGAAAATTATTTGAGTAAAATTAAAACGATGAAAAACGTTATACTAACCACTTCTGGTCTATTATCTGAATATGGTAACTCCATTAGTTTAGAACTTGGTGATATTGATTACAACCAAAACGTCAATGACGTTTACGAAATTGTGTTAGAATTAAAATTAACAGATGTTTATTGTCCAGATTGTGATCACGAGCCCAATATGGTAAGTAATACGATAAATGAAATTATTAAAAAAATATATAAAGGGTGTAATTTTGGTTTGACAGGTGATTTACAATTTAAAAATTCATTTATGTCAACAAGAGGTGTCTTATTGTACGAAACTAAATTGTGGAGGGATAATTTTGAATATATAGTTTTTGGTATTTTTATTGATCCAGGACAAAAATATTAATTTCCAAACTTTTTTACAATTCCTTGTAATAGGTTTTTTATCATAGACCCACTTAACGTTACACCAACAAAACCAATTACTCTTTTTATCATTTCTTCAATTTCCATAGAAGAATGACCTTGCGAATATTCATATAATTCAGGTATTATTGGTATTATAAAAGTATAGGCCATCATATTTGATATTTTTGAAACCGGTATTGCTAGACTACCAATAAAAGAAATAAAATAATCTTTTAACTCTGATGCTTTATTTAACATATGGTCAAATTCTTGAATTAAAGATTTTTCTTTTACCTTATCTAAAACTTTTTTCAGACCTTCTTTATTGGTTGTAAAATACGTTAAAATAACCCCTGTTGAAAGTAATGCTAATTCCGTATTTGTTAATTCTGGATAATTACCTTTTATAAATTCAGCTATTGGTCTAACAAATCCGGCGATTGTAACACCCCACGTTGCTAAAAATTCAAGATCTAAACCAATCTGTTTTTTTGACTCTGAAGAGACGGTTTTAAAAAACTTTTTTAGTGATTGTAATTTATCAACAACATTATTTGTTCTTTCTTCAAATATTATTTTTTTGTATTGTGATTCTGTCAAAATAAACTTCATAACAAATAAATATTTCGCTATATTTATATTTGTATGGCAAAGAAAATTAAATATGTAAAAAATGCACCACTAGAGGTTGGTGACAATGTTGTTTGTATGCATATGGCTGACGACTTTTCAGCTGTGGCAGGAGGAACACCAGGTATTGTACAAACGGTTAGTAATGTTGGTGGACAAAATATTTATTACGTTAAATGGCGTAGTGGTTCAAAATTAGCATTATTAGAAGGTGTTGATATGTGGAAAAAAGTTGTTGAAGAAGACGATGACGAAGAGGGACAAGAAGATTTAGCAGAAGGTATCTTGTTTGTAACAACAAAGAATAATCTGTTAAAAGAAATAAAAAGAAAAAAATATTAAAATATGAACTCTTACTTTTTTAAAATGACAAAAGAAGAAAAACAAAACATTTTAGACTCACATAAAAGTGTCTATGATGGTTTTGCAACACAGTATGGTCAAAATACAAATCAACAACCTTTATACGTTCAAGACTTTGCAAACGACAAAAATGGTATTACTGTTAACAACAAAGGAGAAGTAAAAACATATACAAATATGAATATCAATGAACGTTTTGATAGTAGAGATAAAATTGCTGACGGACCACACGATTTACAAAATGGTACTGTTGATTTTAGAGGTACACCAGATATGTCAGAGGTGAATAGTGAATATTTTCACGATTTAAAGTCATCACCAAACGAAGATGAGGTAGAATTTATTTCATTAGGTATTGATGAACCAGAAAGTGAAGAAAGTGAAGAAGAACCATTTGACGATTATAACGATTTAAGTATGTATAACCCATATTATGGTAGTGACGATTATGATATAGATGAACCAACTGACAATACTGAAGATGATTATGATGTATTTTCAGAATTAGGTGTGGAAGAAAAACCAGAAGTGATTGAGAAAATAAACGAGTCTTTAGATATGTTTAAAAGATTCAAAAGATATAATTAAAATGGAAATACTGGAAATCGTCAATTATTATCTTTACGAAGATACTAAAAGATTAGAGGTTTCTTTTCGTTTAACTTCTGATACGGAAGATGAAATTAGAAATGATATACTCAACCTAGACGAAGCTGAAGAATTTGGATATGAATTGGTCAAAGATACTTTGAGTTTTTTTGACGTATCCGATGAAGAAGAAGATGATGACGATTTTGAAGATTTTGATACAATAGATGAGGACGTTTTACAAAACTTCCTAAATGAGTATTATGTTGTTTACCCAGATAAATTACCCAAAAGTGAACTAGTATAATGGAATTAGATGTAATATTGGGTTTAATGAGTAAATACACAAGGACACATAAAAATGAACTTGACGAAGAAGGTGAAGGTGCCCCAGAATCTGGTACATCAGCACCGGCTGCGGCTAGTGGTTACCCAACAGTTACAAAATGGGAGACAGGTCTTACAAGAAGTGTTGCAAACACAATTGACGATAAAGTTACTTGGAAGTCTTTAAATAAAATAACGAGAGGAAAAGCAAATACATTATTATGAGCAATTTAGATGATGTAATAAAGGATATATTGGGTAATATGTATTATGATGTTAGTGATACGTTGTCTGAACAAAAATTAGTTAAAGGGGTACAAACACCAGCTCTTACAAATTATTTAAATCAATCTAAAACAAACCCTTTATCGGTAGGAATTGATCCACTTGGGATTTTTAATAAACAAAAAACCCCACAACCTTCTGTAGGTGTGTCTAATCAAATTGTTCAGTTTGACACTTGTGTTAGGGGGATGTCATTTAGAATTGCCGCTAGAGGTTCAGATTTTGGAATCAAACCAATAACTTGGTTAAATAGAGACGAACCTTATAATCAAGATAAAGCACGTATGTTTTTTGGTACTGCGTGTAAATTTTGGTCAAAAATTCCAAGCACTAGTCAATTTGTTGAGCCTAGCGATCAATACTTCTTCAACCAGGAAACACTATTACCTTGTCAGGCAATATACAATAATGAAAGGTATACCGCTTATAATACGACTGATCAAGAAATACAAAAAAATAAAACAAAAAATAGATATAATACTTTTGTGTCAAATTTACAAAAAATTGGACAAAAAAAATGGAATGAAATTTTAAAAAAAAGTAATGGACAAATTTTTAAATCTGGTAATGGTTGGTTTGAAGCAAATGGAAAAAAAATTCCCGCGAGAGAATACACATATGAAAAAAATTGTATAAGAATTACTGAAGATGTCTGTTTGAAATTAAGTTGGCAATCTTTACATTTAAATTCAAATGTTGGGATGAAAACATTTGCAACAATAGATAGAAGAAAGGATAAAAACCGCCCAACAAAAATTAATTGGTGTGCTTGCACTGGAAAACAACTATCTTTTGATAATTTAACTTCAGAAAATAAAGCAGATTATTACGCCACAACTAATTTTAAATATCCTTGGGATTATACATACATTGGGTTTAAAAACTGCGCTGCTGGCAGTGGCGAATGTTTAATGGAACCACAAAAAATAGTCCCTGTTGATATTCAATTTAAATTACCGGGCAATGAAATAGGCTCTTTAGATTTTCAACAAAAACAAAATTTACTTCAAAAAAATGAAGTGCCTATGGAAAATGCTATAAGATATAATTTATATGGTGTACCTTATGATGCTTCAGCTACTTTTGGTAAACAGCCGACAATTACACCAGAAGAAATTCAAAAAAGACAACAAGCTTTGGCTTTATTCGGTAATGGTGCGATAATACCTGGAACTTAAAAATTATGAAAAAAATAGATAACATATTATTTGAAGAACTAAACCGAATTAAAGCCCTTTTAAACGAACAAAGTGTAAAAAGTGATAGACTAGGTACAACAGGACAATTTCAAAGTTTTGTTCCACAAACACCAAAATTTAAAGGTAAATTAGTTCCATCTTTATCACAAAATGAACAGTATAGATCAAAATTTTTGAAGGATCCTTGTGAACTTTCTGGTGTTGATGCGTTTTATAGACAAAAAATGGTTGACGTTCCTGGGTACTATTCCGATTTTAAATTAGGGGAATGTTCTGCTGTGGAGTATTTTGGAGGACAAGAAACCGCACTAAACACTATGAATATTAATAGAAATATTTACCAAGACGAACAAGGTTATTTTTTTAAAGTAAATACAGAAGGTAGTACTAAAGAAACACAATTTGACGTTTCAATATACTTACCGCAAGATGAGTTTTTTAAACAATTACAAGGCAAAGCTAAATCATTTATTACTTTTTCTACGTGTCCTGCGGCTTGTAAATACAAACAAGGTCAACAATTAAATGATGATGAACAAAGTTCTAGATATGTACTTTTGTATCAATTAGCTGATCCTAGTAAAGCCACAGAAACTAGTATTGCAACGCCACAAGGAATACAAACGTTTGGTTTAGAAACTATAGATAGAGGTTGGCAGTTCTCAACCGTAAATGTTTTAGAATCTGGTTATTACTCGGTTTCAAATCCAGAACAAATGGCAACTTCAGAAATAAAAGAATATACAAGCACTGATTATGGTGAAAATCAAGCTAGAAGTGAATTTGATATATGGTATGATGGTACTGCCGGTACAATAGCTCAAATAGGTATTGCCGTATTATTATCATACGTAACAGCTGGCGCAGCCGCTCCATATCTTGCCGCAATTGAGTCACAAGGCGCTAGAATTTTTGCAAATTTAGCTTTGCAAACAACCGTTGAGTTAACCGTTGCAATACCTGAAGCGGTATATCTTTACGGTAGAGGAATGAACAGTAATGCGGCCTTTGTGATAATGCTATCATTAATTCCAGTTGTACAAGCAAAAGTATTTAAAGGTGAATTTGCGGATCCGGCAGCATTTGGTTATGTCCACGAATTAACAAGAAGATATGGTACTGGTCAGTTTAAAACACCGGCGGATTTAAAAAGATATGTAAATAGTTTAGGAAAAACAGAAAAAGCATCTCTTGAAAAATTATTAAAAGGGACACAGGATGCTTTAATTGCTAATGGTGGAAAAATGGCACAAGAAGAAGTTGCTGCAGTTATGGGGCTTGTTTTAAAAAATTCAGATACTGGAATAAATAAAATTGGATTTAGTTTAGGTCGTGTTGGTTATGAACAAATTATAGCACAATATGTACCAACCGCAACTCAAAATTTGATTAAAAATGCAACATCTTTATTCGGGACACTTGGGTCAACATTATTGATCCACCCAATTACGGCATACCTAATAAAAGATGCCGATTGGGTCAAAAATCCACAAAAAATAGATATTGCACAAAAAACTTTAGAAAAGATTTTTAATTCTCAAAAAGATAAAAATAAAGAAAAAGTACAAAAAGAAGTAAAAGGTTTACAGACAAAAATAGAAAAAGCAGCATATAATCAAAATAAATCAGAGGTCATCCAACCTATTTACGATTTAATTTTTTATATAGACGATTTATTAAAAATTGCGGAAAATAAGATAGTACTTGGACAAAGTTTAGAAGTTTTAAAAACCCAGTATAAAAGTGTAATAATTGGTCAATTACTATCGGAAATTGCTAGGGCTATTTATGAAGAAATGAAAGCTAGTCAAGGGGCTTCTTCTCCGACTGCGAATTATTTAGACCAAAATGGGTTACCGGTATCAACAAAACCTTGGTTTGAGATTCAGATCGAAACTTGTAAATCTGAAGAACTTTATAAAATGAAACAACTAAACTTTACAAATATTGATAATCCTAGTGATATTGAAATAAAAAGAGCTTGTTCATTTAGAGATTTTATTAGGTCAACATATCCTAGTATGGCTAATTTAAAACATTGTGGTTTTTATGAAGAAGGGGAACAAGTTCCACCACCAAAATGGTTTTATATAAAAGATTGTGAATTTAAGAAAATTTGGAATGGGGTTGAAACTAAAACCAATAAAAGATATTGTGAATTGTGGCTAGAATCGTTAATTAACAAAAAAAAACAAAAAGTATAAATCAAAAAACATAAATAAAAAAAAATAGATTTTATTATATTTTTTTTATTTATTTAATATATTTATTAAAAAATGTAAAATATGAAAAATTCAAAACTACTCCTTGAGGAGGTTTTTAGAATGCGCGAACTTATGGGGTTTCCCTCAACTGATAAAGTCTTAAATTTATTAAAAGAAAGTGTTGGTGAAGGAATAAATGATTTTTGGAAATTTTTAGGGAAGGAATTAGCTTCTACTACTGACGAAGCAACAAAACTTACCAACATACAGAAGGCCTACGATGGTTTAGATGCTTTAGACAAAAATACGATTGACGAGTTCATAAGAATTAAAAGAGGAGTTAGTGGTAGCTTTACAATCACCGATTTGATGAGTCTTTATAAAACTAAAGGATTACAACAATTAGTTAATGATATGGCAAATGATCAAGCACGATTACAACAATTACTTATAAAAAACCGTTTTAGCTTTAATATCCGTCCTGGTGAAAATATTATTACTTCAACAACAAGACTTTTAAACGATCCAAATATCTCAGATGAGGTAAAAGGAATTTATCAAAAAACACAACAAATGGCAAAAAATCCTAGTGAAGTAGTTGGTGAATCAGAATTGGAGGCCTATTTAACCCAAATGGTTAAATTTAAAAATTCCCCAGAGTTCAAAAAGTTGAGTTCAGATGTACAAGACGATATAAATAAAACGTATGACGAATTGAATGCCATACAAGTTAAGGCTGAAAAAGAAAGAATTGCTTTTGAAGCGTCGATTGAACCTGGTAGGTATGATGACGATGTGTTAGCTGATGTTGACACAAATCTTGGTGATGATTTTGAAGCAGAACAAATCATAACAAGAGCTGAAGATGAAGCCGGTGATGCCGCAAGAGGTGCTGATGAGACTGGTGGTCGAACATATAGTATGCCAGAAGTAGAAGAAGAACGAATTGTAGAACTATCCATAGATGAAATAAGGACTCAAAAATACACCGGTATGGATGATATGTTATTAAAACAAGAATATGCAGTATTGATTGCAGGTATTAAAGGTAATAAAGTTAAATTCCCATTTGATAAAAACGTCCTAGCTCTATTCAAAGAAATGGAACAAAGAGGTTTATTAAAAAATGATGATCTTGTTGGTAATATTTTAGCTAGTAACATCACAATGAACCCTAATGTTATTGCAATGCAAAAATTATTATCTGAATATGAAATATATAAAAAGAAAATGTTGAAAGACAATGTTAAAATTGTTGGTCCTGATGGTATCCTTAAAGATAGTGCACCATTAGATTTTGTTGATTGGGCAATTAAAAATAAAAGAACAATACCAACTAATGTAAATTCACAAACTTTACTAAATAAAACTTCGGAGTATTTAGATTTTGTTTTTCTATGGCCACTTAGAAGACTCATTGGTAAAAGTACAGAGCAAGGAAGTTTCTCTAGAGCTTTACTTAATTTATTATTAGGATATGGGGGTGGAGCATCTCTTGGTTGGGGTTTTTACGCCTCTTTAAAAAGTTATGGTCAAGCTGGAATTAGTTTTTTGGATTCAACACCTATCGCACAAAAACAAGCAATAAAAACTGGTTTAAAAACTTACTTTACTTATGATAATCCTCAATTAATTATTAATGGTGAAACAGAGTCTATCTATGGTACAAGTATTGACCAAAGTAGACAAGCAAACATACAATTTAAAAATGCCACACCAACACCAATTTTTGATTTAGATATTAAACAAAGACAGTTTTCATTGGATCCTGGCATAGTAATAAAGGGTAAAACATATAATGCATTTCTTATTAATTTTGGTGAAGGTAATTTTATTACACAAGGTTCAGAAAATTTTGGTAATAAAAATATATTAGTTGCAATAACCCAATCAACTAAAACACCTACAACCACAACTCAAAAAGGAACAGAAGCAATTTTTAAAACCTCAAATTTCGCACAAGGTAAAACAATAACAGCATTTGTTTATAAAGGAATTGTAAATAACAAAGAACAATACGAAGTGAAATTCTATTCAAATACAGATCCTGATAAAAATGTAGTATCAAGAACATATTACTTTGATGGTACTAATTGGACAAAAAATTAATTTAAGTAAAAATGGGTAAATGTAAAGGTAAAATAGTAGACTGTGATGGACCATATGATTGTTATGATCCGTCTGATGATGAATGCTATAAAAATGTTGGTAATTCAAAACCACAACCAGTGCCAGATAATAATAAGAAAAAAACAACTCCGATACCAGCACCAGTACCAAAAAATGTCTGTAAGGATGACTACGGTATTGAAATATCTGATAAATTTTTCGATCCGGAAATGAAAACAGAAAGGGGTATTAAAGCTTTTAAAGACTTTTTAAAAAAATATTATCCAGAGTTAGTAACAAGAATTGCAGGTAGTCCAGATAATTTAGATAAAGCTAAATATAATGATTGTATTGTTATTAAACTTTTCAATACATCTGATCCAGTAAGAAACAGAATTATTGGTGATTATGTGTATGATGATTGGAAGGACTTTGTTAATGGTTGGGAAAACTCAACAAGTAAAACACCTGAAGAATTTCAAACCTGGTTGAGGCGTGAAAAAAAATCAAGTGGGAAAATAAACGCAACAAAAGAAGATTGGGAAAAAATAGTTGGCGAGGGTTGGTTTTCATCTGGAGGAAGAATATCAGAAATAAACAACAATACGGTTCTTCTATATAAGTACGATTCTCAAGATAATATACTTAAATTTGATGCTTTAACCGAAACAGGTGAACTTGATTTTGAAAAGATCAAATCTGATTTAGAAGTTAAGGATGGTAGTATTAGTTATTATTATAATACATACCCAGTTGATTATACTGGTGATGTATTATACCCTAAAATTTCTGATGAATATCAACTCTATTTAGGTGAAACAGGTTCTTTAAGAACAAAGAAAACAGCAACTATTGGTCTTGAGAGTCCTGTTGTACTTAAAGAAAACTATTTTAGAAAATTTCTTTTAGAAAAAATAAGAGAAAAGAATGTATATAAGACTATTTTTGTTGAGGATATAAAAACACCACAGACATCACAACCAACTGTTATTGGAAAACGTGGTGGTACTAAAATCAATACTGAAACAAAAACAGAAACAGATGTTTTCGGGTTAAACAATCCAGAAAATAATTTGGTAACTACCGAAGCAAAAAAGAATTTCATTAATACTAAAACACCAACGATTCAAATTCTAATTAATAGAGGTGCGAGATCAAATGACTTTTTAGCTTGGAATACACTAGCTGCTTCATTGGATGCTACAGAATTGACATATAAAGATAAAGACGGTAAAGACATAACAATTGATGAAAATAATTCATTTAATGTTGGCGAACCAGCACAAAAGGGTCAATATACTGAACAACCATTTTATAATGTTTTAAATATAACCGGTAACGAATTAAACACCGGAAAAATTTACACACCAATATCGGTTACAAATAAACAACCATATATAGATGTTAAAGTAAGTATTCCTTTTTGTAGAACACAATTAATTAATTATTTAAAAGACGGTTTAAGTCAAAATTATTCAGGTAATCCCCAACAAAATTGGAATAGAAAATATGAAATCTGTGGTTGTAACCAAAGAGGTGGATATGAACCATTTAAATTCTATCGTAAATTACCACAATTCGGAAAAAATCAAACTGGTCGTGAAAAACTAGATGTAAGACCAAATTCTTCTGTCTTTACTCAAACTGACAAGATTATAAATCCGGAAACGGGAGAGGAAGAAGTTTTTGTTGGTGATGTTGGGGGATCAGCGTCTCCATTTATACCGGTACTCAATAAGAAATTAAATTGGGAAGAAATAAAAAACATACTTAGCGGTGGGATTTATAAAAGTAGAGATGGTGTTAATAGAACAATTGATTCAGAATTAGTTATAGCTGGTTTTGACGAAGGTGGTGATTGTGTAAGTAATAAATTTATAAGTGCATACCCATATAAACCAACAACAGAAATACAAAAAGAATCATTTGATGAAAGAATTGATAATAAACTTTTAGAGTCAATTAAAGATAAAAATAAAAAAGAAAGTATAATAGAGAACGTTCTTAAAAATTTACTAAAAGATAAATAATAAGAAACTTGTTTGGTGTAGTTACCGAATAAGGATAAACCATCTAAAGAAAGGGAGGTGTTCAGTTTATCTAGCAGAATAGGAGCTTAGGTTCCTATTTTGTTTTAAGGTTGGGCTATATTTATTATTAAATATCTTTTATGTTTTCAGTGGTAATACCAACAATGTGGCAAAGTGAATATCTTTTACTTATGCTACCAATATACGAAAATTGTGATTTAGTAGTGGAAGTCATATTGATAGATAATGCTTTTGAAAAAAAACCGAATTTAACAGATTTTAAAAAAATTAGATATTATTCAGAATTTAAAAATATTTTTGTAAACCCAGCATGGAATGTTGGTTACAAACTGGCTAAACACAAAATCATTTTAGCAAATGATGATATATTAATTGAAAATTTAACAGAAGTTTTACAAGAAATAAAAAATTCTAATTTTGATATTATAGGTGTTAGTTGGGAGCAAAGTAACACTTTAAGAATTGAAGAGATTGACGAATTTAAAAGATCCGGATTTGGATGTTTTATGTATGTAAAACATTATACAACAATTCCAGAAAATTATCTAATATTTAGAGGTGATTATATTTTATTCCAAAATAACACTAGGAGGGGTGAATTATTCAATCCAAAGATAAAAGGTGAAATTGGTAAAACAAGAAAAAGCGATGAGACACTAAGAGAAATTTCATTAAATGATCTGTGTAAATATTCCCAAAACAATTTAAATGTATGAATAAAATTTTTGACATAACGGTTGTAATCCCAACGTATAATAACATTGAATATCTTGAAGAAATGCTAGAGTCTATAAATAACTCTAAACAAAATTATACAGTTGAGGTTCTAGTTGGTATTGACGGTTGTAAAAAAACTTTGGACTTTGTTAAAACCAATTTTTTTGACGAGAATGTAAGGTTTCTTTTTTTTGAACAAAATGGTGGCCCGTATACAATAAAAAATACCCTAGTACAAAAAGCAAGTGCGGAAAAAATAATTTTTTTTGATTCTGATGATTTAATGTCAGAAAATTTAATACCAAAAATAATAAAGACATTGGATTTGTTTAAGATTTGTAAATTTCGTTATAAAAACTTTATTTATAATAAAACTGATAATTATAAACAATCGGTTTCATATGGTGAAGGTGTTTTTGGTATAACAAAAAGTTTATTTTTAGAAATGAATGGGTTTGAGCCTTGGATTTGTGCTGCAGATAGTGATTTTTGGGGTAGGGTATATAAATCAAATGTAAAAGCTAGATTTATAAATGAAATATTAATGCTTCGCAGAATACATAATAATCAATTAACAAAAAGAAATGATACTGGAATGCGATCAACTTTGCGAGCTTATTATTGGAAATTAAGTAAGTCAAAAAGAGGAAATGGTAACCCATCTTTTTTGAGTGTTCGAAAATACTTTGAAATCCACGATGTTAATTCAGAAAGATTAAAATTTGAACAAATTAGTATTTTAAGAAAAAAGGAAGTTCTAATTGAGAGTGTAAAATCGGTATTAATGTCTAACAATTTAATTGTTCCACCATCGAAACCAAAAAAACAACCTCCAGTCGAGTTAAACTACGATCTTGTAAATAAGTTAATGATAAAAAAATTAAATCAAACTCAAGAACAAGAAAAAAAACCAAGTTTAATCCCAGATAGACAAAATCTTTTTGATTTAAAAAGAAAAAAGGTTTGATATATTATATAATATTTTTTATCTTTATAAAAAAGAAAATATGTACGTAATAGTTAAACACATCAAATTAGAGGAAAGTAAAAAAAGAGTTCCTGTTATCTTACTTAATACTCAAAGTGAAATTTGGGAATTTGACACAGAAAAAGAGGCTGAAAAAATGAGAGAAGTTTTTGAATTAAATTCAGATTCGGGACATATTTACGAAATTAAAAGGATTTAATAAAAATGTTATACTATGGAAGAAATACTTGAAGAAATCCATTTTGAGTTTGTTGATTCGGACGATTTCATACATTTTATAAAATTATTGGTAGAATTACAACAAACTGAAGATAACTGATATTTATTTTATATGAAAGTAAGATTAACTGAATCAGAATTAGTTTCTTTGATAGAAAAAATCATCAAAGAAGAAAGAACAACTATGGATGATATTAAATACATACATCCAGAGACAGGGAAAGAATGTCTTATAAAAGTTGCAAAACACAAATATACAAATAGGTTTGGTGCTGAATATGGATCTATTTTGGTTTGTGATGAATATGGTGATGGTGAATATATGACCGTTGCCGAATTACCAATTAATGGTTCTAGTTTTGAAGAGGTGAGTGATATGATATGTAATAATCTTGAACGAGTATTTGAGATTTTAAACAAAATGTTAGCTGGCGAAAGTGAAGAAATAACAGAAGATTATAGTAAATACAGTAAATGGGATGTTATAGACCAGCCTATTGTTTGTTCAGGTAGACCAAAAAGGAAAAGAAGTTGGGAAGCTTAGTTAATGACAATTAATTTTTGTTTTTCTTTATAAACTAAACAACCAAAAATTCGTTCCATTGCATGATTTGGTGATGGTTCGTAAACATAACCACTTGGAAGTGTTGTTAATATTTTATCTATATTATTTGGGGTTAAATATTTTTTTAAAACACTGTTTCTAACCCAGAAAACGGTACCACCAACAAAAAAACAATTATTGTGGTTATTAGGTGTGTTAAAAATTCTAAAAATAGAGTTCATTTCTTTAATATTTGTTGAAAAATTATTATATTGTTTAAATCCAACCATACCACATTCTGGATTATGTTTAAATTCATTTAAAATATTATTAACTTTTAGTTCGTTTAATAATACACCATCCATTAAACGTTTAAACCAACCATTACCTGAATTTTTTGCTGCAACAATACCTTTATTTAAGACACCTCTTGACGGTGTTTGAGTACTACCCAAACCAGCTTTAGTGTGTATTTTTAATATTAAATCAGTTTTTGGATCTACGTGTTTATAGGTATATAAAAAACCACCAATATCAACACCTTTATTTGGTGAAGATATTATTTTAGCGTTTGGTTTAAACTTTTTTATTCTATCCTCAATCAATATATTATTTGTATACTTTCTCTTTTCTTTAATTCCGTGTTTTAAATAGTGTCTAATAGCTAGAGGTTCTGTTTTAACACCATTTGGTATAAGGTCTGGATTTAAACTTGTGTATTTGGACCAGATAAAATCTGCCGGAAGATTATTGTCAAATTGTGTTTCTTTTATTGGTAAATTCACATATAAATCATATTCTACTTTTAAATTATTCAAATAAGGTATAATTTCTTCCCACATATTTGTATGATATAAGTGAATACAGACAGCAATTTTCATATTTAATAAATATGTAAAAATAAATTTGGTAGATTAAAAAATTATTTATACTTTTGTTTTATGATAACATTTAAGGATATAGAGTTTATACCACATCCAACTGGTGAAGGATCACAAGGACTGATTTTTTTTCCTGGTGGATACGGACTTTCAGTTGTTAGATTTAAACATCCTTATAATGTCAGATATTCGTCTTACACAGATGATAAAACCTGGGAGGTTGCAATTTTAAAAGGAACAAAAAATCATTGGGATATCTGTTATGATACAGAACTAACAAATGATGTTTTGGCTTACCAAACAGAAGAAGATATAAATAAAATAATTAAACACGTTCAAAGATTATATAACGATGAAAATAATTGAGATCACATATCAAGAAATTAAGATGGCTACAAGACCAAATGTGTATCGTAATAAAAAAAAATACACAAGAAAAGAAAAGTTTAAAAAAAATTTGGTAGATTAAAAAATTATTTATATCTTTGTCTTATGATTACGTTAGAAAACATTGGAAAGTTTAAAATGTCTTACGATTTAGCTAGACAACAAAAAAAAGAAACCTTTATGTTCGAAGGATCTGAAGTACTTGTTGGTTATGCAAAATATGTAATCCAACATTTTGACGGTCTTTTAAAAAAGTAAATTTGTTAAATTAAAATTTGTATTATGAAAAAACTATTTTTTATCCCTATCTGCATCGGTGTATTATTATTATCAAGTTGTGAACCGAAAGATCCCTCAATACTTAAAGTATATGTCAGAACCTCAACAAATAGTTTGGTTGATAACGCCAGAGTGGTTGTAATCGGTGACCAACAATCAAATCCTGCGACAATGGATTTTGTGGATACGATTTACACTAATTCATCTGGTTTTGCAACATTAAATATGGATCAGTATTTTGACAAATATCGTAATGGTGATCAAAACACAACCGGATATTTTGACATTATTGTGGATAATGATATTGCTTCCGGTTCTGGTAAAGTAAGATGTAGGATTCACACAACGTCTGTTGAAACAGTTTATATACAATAGGTTTTAAATAGTCAAGTGGCGGAATTGGCAGACGCTGGGAGATAATACTCAAAACTCCCTGGGATAAGGTGAATTGCATACTTGTCCCGTGAAGGTTCGAATCCTTCTTTGACTACATAAAGATGATAGGATGCGTAGAACAACGGACACGGAGAGGTGTTCGCAAGGGTACACACTAAGGATAGGTCTTCAATCTAATATAACTGTATTGATGTAACAACCCGACTCTCTAATGGTGTGTGAAGTCATTACGACGGGATTCCTGATAAAGTTGTTCATCATTTTTTTTTCAGCACCCGTAGCTCAGCTGGATAGAGCAACAAATAGCTCCATAGTTAAATGGATATAACGAATCTCTTCTAAAGATTAGTTCCTAGTTCGATTCTAGGTGGGGCTACAGGCAGAAGCTCAACTGAAGAAAAAATAGGGTGGTTAGTCAGGTGGCGGAGAGGAAACGCTAACTATGGATAGTCTGCGGAGTGGAACATAGTCCTATACTCCAATGATCACAGGTTCGAATCCTGTCCTGACTACTAAAAATAAAAATTATGGAATTAATATTGTATGGAATTATTGGATGTTTGATGGGTAGTTTAATTGTGTTAATTACACTAAACCTATTTAAGTCAAAACCCTCAATTGACTATCAGGAGTTAATTAAACGATCTGAAGAACGATTAGATAAGTCAAAAAAGTATGGTGAAGAGTTAGACAGAATGTTAGAAGAAATGAAAAAATAGTCAGGTGGCGGAATGGTAGACGCTATGAATAAAGGTTAATAGTAAAGATGACGCAGAGTAACCTTGAAAGACCCATAAGTGAAGCTCATAAGTTATCGTATAGGTTCGAATCCTGTCCTGACTACTAAAATAAAACAATATGGAAAATAGAAATAAAGAAGCGATTAGAGAAGCAGTGATCGGAGTGTTATTATGTTCTGCTTTGGTTTATATATTTTATTTAATCCTTAATTAACAAATAATATATAGTCAGGTGGTGTAATTGGTAGCACAACTCCGTAATAGGGAGGAGGTTATACAGGTTCGAGTCCTGTCCTGACTACAACCGGTTACTTGATTCCTGGTAGTAGAGTAACAACCGTTGGAGAATTCGGGATATCTCGTGAATGGTGGTGTAAGGTGAGAAGAACTTACGATGGTGGAGTACCAAAAACAAAAGAAACGAGACATGTGGGTGATCATATGTTGGTGCAAATCTCCACCTTTTTTAAAATTAAAAAAAAATATTATGACACCACTATTGTTATTATTCTTTATATTGTTTATATTTGTAATAAGAAAAAGACGATAAACTTCAGTTCCCATACAGCGGTGAGATGGGCTAAGTTATATACAATTCCTCGGTGCTGGGAGTAGAAGGCTGAAGAGTCGTTTTTGTCAGGAGTGTAAAAAGCATCGGTGCCGAATCCTTCCGTTGAGGAAGGTTGCTCATTGTGGGTTCGAATCCCACCCTGACAACTAAAAATTAAAAAATAGTATGGTAGCTTAACTGGTAAAGTGTTTGGTGAGTAGTAAAAGGTAGGGAGTCGCGACCCAATAATATACAATAAGTCTTGTCAAAAGTTATGGGTTCGGATCCCATCCAAACTACAAAAATTAAAATTATGGAAAAAAAAGAAATTTCAATATTAATACCAACAATAAATAATTTGGAATATATTCAAATTACGCTAGATTCAATTATAAAGTCGTGTGAAGGATTTGATTATGAAATTTTAATTGGGATCGATTCTTGTCAAGAAACACTACAGTTTTTTAGGTCAAATAAACAAAATGATAATGTAAAAACATTTTTTTCGGAAAAAAATGTTGGTGCTTATGTGATTAGAAATTCATTAGTATTAAAATCAACAAAAAAAAATATTTTATTTTTTGATTCTGATGATATTATGGGTGAAAAAATGATTGAGACCGTCTTATCTGAATTAAAAGATGATAATTTTATTAGGTCAAAACATTTAAGATTTTATGATGACGGAACAAAAAGTGTGAATATTTCCCATTGTCAAATTTGTTTACGTAAAGAAGTTTTTTTAAAACTAAATGGTTTTGAACCTTGGCCAATTACGGCAGACACAGATCTGATAAAAAGATTAGAATATAATAAATTTAAACCGGTTGAGTCAACGGAGGTTCTTTTTAATAAAAGAATACATAAAAATTCTTTAACACAACAAAAAAATACTGGATTTGGGTCTCCACTTAGGAATATGTATGCAAACCTAATCAAAAAAAGATCTGGAAAAGTTTCACCAAAAATTTTAACAACAACAGACTTAATTGAATTATGATACCAATATTGTTTATTATCTTTATTTTATTTACCTTTACGGTAAGAGAAAAAGATAGGTTTTCTCATTGTGATTAATCCGGTAATGAATACCTAAAAAAACCTCAAGAAATTTCTTAAAATTAAAGAAGACTAATTTTTATTGTTTTTAGATATTTATTGTTATAAAATAAACATTAAAAACAATTTAAATGAAATTTTCAAAAGAACGAATCCTTGGTATTATTAGACACACATTAACGTTTGTAGGTGGTATTATGGTAATGAAAGGTCTTGTTGATGAAACAACTGTGACTGAAATTATTGGTGGTGTTATTACACTTACTGGTACTATCTGGTCTGTAATTGACAAAAAGTAAATTTTAATCATTTTTACTAAAACCCCATCTTTTAGGTGGGGTTTTTTATTTTATCTAATATTTATATATAAAAAATTATGAAAAGACTCATAACTGAAGACGAAGAAAAAAATATAAAACAAATGCATTCTATGGATGAAGGGATGTTGTCTGATCTTATTGATAAGGTTAAATCTTCTGATACCGTACAAAATATAAAAAAGAAATTTGAAGATTTATTTGGTGTTAAACTAGGTGATGACGATAAAGAAGATACTGATGATGGTGGTGAATATACTGGTAGTGTTGAGTATACTGGTGGTGGTATGGATTCAGACCAAAAGAAAAATATGGGTCTTATTTTAAAAGCGTTAGAAAGTGCTGGAGTGACGGATCCTAAATCACAAATTGGTATTTTATCTGTTATAAAAAAAGAAAGTAATTTTAAATTGGGAGATGAAATTGGATACTGCAGTACTTCTGATTCCAGAATTGAGTCTATTTTTGGTGCTAGAGGTAAGAAATGTAAATCAATGAAATGTAACGATAAAGAATTTTTTGATTGTTTATATGGTTATAAATCTGGTGTGAATTTAGGTAATACCGAACCCGGTGATGGTTATAAGTATTTGGGTAGAGGTTTTCACGGTTTAACCGGTAAGGCAAACTACAAAAAATATGGTATTTCTGATCCGGAATCATTAAATGACGACCCAAAAGTTGCGGCTAAAGAAGTTGCGGATTTTTTCAAACCACACGTAAAAGATTTTGATAGTGTTGAGGACGCTGTTACGGAAATGAATAGAATTAATTCCGGAGGATCACAATTTGGACTTTCTAAAGCGCTTGAAGCCTCAAGTGGTTTTAATGTCAAATAATTTTTGGTAATTTAAAAATAATTTATATCTTTGTGGTATGAATATATTTTTTCTAGATTTTGACACAAAAAAATGCGCTGAGTATCATTGTGATAAACACGTTGTAAAAATGATACTAGAGACGGCCCAGTTACTCTGTGGTACTCATTGGGTTATTGGTTCAGAAGCACCATACAAGTTATCACACAAAAACCACCCTTGTGCCATTTGGGTAAGAGAATCTTTATCTAATTATCTTTATTTATGTGATCTAGGTTTAGAGTTATGTAAGGAATATACTTACCGGTATGGAAAAAGACATAAATCCCAGGATATAATAGAGTGGTGTATAATTAACAAACCAAACATTCACGATAAATTATTTACAGAGCCACCTAGGGCGATGCCTGATGAATATAAAGTTGTTAGTGTTACTGAATCTTACCGCAATTACTATGTTGGTGCTAAATCTAATTTCACAACCTGGAAAAATAGATCAATTCCAGATTGGTTCGTTTATCAAGGTACAACTGTAATATAATCTTTAAACTCATAGAACAAATACCCATTTGTTGGTTGACCCATTTGTCCATTATTTGACCTAATTGAAATACTATATGTACCAGGTGTGTTATATTGAACGGTAACTGGTCTGTAATTTTGTATTTGATTTATTGGGACTTGTACAGTACCTCCACCACACGAAGATGGTTTAGAATATGTGAATGTTGCAGTACTAATCGCATTTAAAACGTCTAGACCGACTTCAGCCCAGTCACCAGTTGGGAAACTGTAGAAATTTAATAAACTAAAGTTTGGGGCTGATGTGTTAAATGTATTTGTCGGTACTTGTACTGGGTTATTAACATACTGACCACCCTCAAAGTAAATTCGGTTTTTTGCAAATACACCATTAGTAACAGGAAAACCTTGTGTCCAATTTGGTAATACTGTGATATTACTACCAACAGTTATTATTTGTGGTTGAATTGGTGACCCACTTAAACAAGTAAGCTCTGAATTTGTTTTTAAATCCAATAAAGAGTTTGGTCCTATTTTCCTAGGTTGGTTATCTGGACAAGAAACATTTGCACCCCAAACTGATTTATTATATAAAACACCATCAAAACCAGTAAATGGTGACGGTGTCCTTACTGTTACATATGCAAATGTAGGTGTTGCAGCACTTTTATAAAAAGTCCAAAGCTTATATGAATCAATATTATTAAATGTTGGTGAACCCTCAAAATTCGGAATACCCAAACATTGTGGATCATTTTCAACATAACTATCGAATGGACTTTGACACGGACTATTAAGAATTGTTTGGTTATTCCAAATTAATGTCATTGTGTCTGGACTTATCTGATAATTAAAACCTACTTGAACATTACCAATAGCGGTACCTAAATTTATTTGGTATGTCCTTGTTGCTGGAGCACTAACATTTGAGCTTGCTGTTAATCCGAAATTAGTACCACATCCTATGATTTGGATATTAGGTGAAGGTGTTGGTGTTGGTGGTGGATTAAACGTTGATGTTGGTGTTGGTGATATTTTTGGTACTGGTATAAACTGTATTGTCTGTGTTGGTGTTGGTGTTGGCGTTTTTGTTGGTGTTGGTGTTGGTGTTGGTGTTCTTGTAACAGTTGGTGTTGGTGTTGGTGTTGGCGTAAAACCAATTGTGGGTGTTACAGTAGGTGTAGGAGTAGGAGATGGTGGCGGACAAAAACAATCAATACCACCATAAGTAATTACTGAAAAAGTTATTGGTGCGTTACTTGCATCTACATAAGTTTCAATACTATTATTTCTAATACAACCAGACAATGTATATGTTTGACCACCCTCAACAAATTGTGTAAAAATATTGCCACAACAATCTTTCCACTGCATAAATCCTTTATCTTTAGGTATAACTGTTGCACCAACCTTACAATCATATATACAGTCTAAATAACTAGATATTTGTTCATTAGTAAAGTTTCCATAAGCTGATAGACAATTTCTAATTAAATTATAGTCTGTTGAACTATTCAAAATAGTAGCGCAACCTATTAATAAAGTTGGGTTAGTAATTCCTAGTGTTGTGTTTAAACAGTTTACAACATTGACTGGTATTCCAGTTGGCCCAACCGTTAAGGTTGATGTATAAGCTGAAAGAATTGATTGTATATTAATAGTTGGCATATTTTTATTTTTTTACTAAACAACGGTTATATGATTTTTAAATCTGTACCAATAACAAGGTAATGAACCACTTTGTGTGTGAGTTTTTACCGTAATATCATATGTTCCTGGTGTGTTATAAACAACACTAAAAGGTTTTAAAGTATGTAGTACTTGTGGGATAATACTAAACGTTTGTCCAGAACTTGGTCCACATTCAACAAGATAAGGCCAAGGACCTTGTGATGTGTTAGTACCAAATTTGAATTGAGTACCAAAAAAAGTTAAATCTGGTAAAGCTGTGGAATAGTAATAACTAACTTGTGGATACCAAGTATTTTGCCAGTTTGGTGAAAATGGTATTGTGGAAACTGACACAGGATTTGGAGCAGGAAACCCACCTTCAGTCCAAACTGTATGAATTATACCACCAACACTATTACTCCCAGTAGGTGGGATTTCCCAAGATGGTAAAATTGTTAATACTGTATTGGCAGGTATTGTAATTGGTGTTAATGTATCACCAGTTAAACAATTATATTGATCTGGGGTTTGAAGTCTTTTTAAAGATGTTGAATTAATAGGTGCACTAGGTCTACCGTCTGGACAAGTAAGTGACACACTATATATTGATTCTATACAAGTATCACCTGCGTGTTGAGAGGGTGTTCTCATTACAAGGTATGCAAATGTCGGTGAAGCGGTTGGTTTATGAAACGAGGCTTTTAGACCACAGTTTCCAGTTTCTATATCACCACTTAAATATGGGGCGTTCCAAGGAGCTAATTGTTCACCGGTATTACATTGTGGGTCAGCATAACAAAAAGCGTAATAATTCCCATTACAACCAGTCTCAATTACAGTTTGCCCATCATATATCACGGTCGCCCTATCACTACAGGAAATAACGTCTAATGTCAATGATACATTACCAATTTGTGTTCCTAAATTCACTTTATATATAAAAGTTTGTGGCCCAATAATCGTCTGTTGAAGTGTTGGCCCAACTGATGTTTCACAACCAATTGTTGGTATGTTTGGTGAAGGTGTTGGTGTTGGTGGTGGATTAAACGTTGATGTTGGTGTTGGTGATATTTTTGGTACTGGTATAAACTGTATTGTCTGTGTTGGTGTTGGTGTAATTGTCTGTGTTGGTGTAATTGTTGGTGTTGGTGTTCTTGTTGGCGTTACGGTTGCCGTTGGTGTTGGTGTAAAACCAATTGTAGGTGTAACAGTAGGTGTAGGGGTTGGTGACGGTGGAGGACAATCACAATTAACACCACCATATGTTATTGAGGAGAAGCTTATCGCTTGGTTGTTGTTATTAACATAAGACTGTATTGAGTTTGTTTTAACACAACCAGTTATTACGTAAGTTTCATTATTAATAAATTGAATATTTGTATTATTACAACAATCCTTCCATTGAAAAAGTCCTTTATCTAAAGAAGATACTGTTGCACCAACCCTACAGTTACTTATACAATCAATTAAAGCTTGAATTTGTGCGTCAGAAAAAGTACCATATTGTGATAAACAATTTCTTATGTATGTATAATCGGCTGATGATGCCATTCCCCAAATACAACCTAAAGGTAGTGTAACGTTTTGGATACCTAAAACCGAAGTTATACAGTTTTTAACTTGTTGTGTTGGTTTGAACGCTTGGGCGTATTTTGATTCAGAGTATCCAGAAAGAATTGATTGTACGTTAATAATTGGCATTTTTTATTAAAATTTATGTTTATACCAATAAATATATAATTTATCTTATTATTTGATATTTATTAATAAAAAACAAAAAATATGGCAGAAATAATTATAACAGATCCGGTTGGTGGTAAGTCAACAACAGTAAGATGTGGTTTATGTAATACGGCGTTAGGACCTAATTCGGTTGTTCTTGCCGGTAAATTTAATATAAATGAAGGAACTTGGTCATCAATACTTGGTGGTACTTATAATGTATTAAAAGATACATCAAGTCACTCAATAATTGGAAATGGTAAATTAAATAGTTCTGACCAAAATTATGCAGTAATTGGTGGTGGTGTGTATAACACTATTTCTGGTTCTTACTCAACGATAAGTGGTGGTAGAAGTAACACTATGACGTGTAATTCTAGGTATTCTGGGATTAATGGTGGTAGATTGAACATTATAAACTCATTTTACGGGTCTATTGTTGGTGGGTGTTTAAATTCTGTAAGTGGTAGAAATGATATTATTGGTGGTGGGTGTTGTAATATTACAACTTGCGATTCCGAATCATCAACAATTACTGGTGGTGAAAACAATATTTCAAACGGTTATGGTATGTCAATTAATGGTGGTTATGGAAATTCTGGTTCAGGGTATTTTAACAACCTATCAGGTGCTGAAAATACTGGTGACGCAATGTTTGGTAATGTATCCGGTTTTCAAAACACAGTTTCAAACGCTTACGAATCAACAATTAATGGTGGTTTTGCAAACACTATTGAGTCATATACCTTTTCTTGTTTTCACACAATTGGTGGTGGTAAACAAAATACAATTACTTCATTATATGGATCAACAATTGCCGGTGGTAGATTTAATAATTCGTCTGAAATATTCTCAACAGTATCCGGTGGATATTTTAATACCGTAACAGGTTCATATTCTTCTATATTAGGTGGTTGTCAAAATACGGTTACTTGTTCTAATTCATTTATTTTATCATCTAATTCATTACTTACAGGTCAAAATTCAGTAATTTTGGGTGGGATTTCAGTTACTGGAACTGCGGACAACACCGTTTATATTCCAAAACTTAATGTTTCATCAACATCTGGATTCCCAACATATAAATTAGGTATTGATTATGACAATAATGTTGTCACATACACGGGTGATGCACTTAATGATATAATAATCAAAGAATCTGTTGGTATACAATCAACAGTAAGAACTGATTTATCAAATACCGCAAGTGGTTATCAATCATCAGTATTAGGAGGTGGACTTAACACCGCAACCGGTGATTATAGTACTATTGGTGGTGGTACAACTAATTTAGCAATAGGTTTAGGCTCAAATGTTAGTGGCGGACAAGCAAACACATCATCACAATCATCATTTATTGGTGGTGGAGGAGGAAACTTCGCTGGTGAGTTTGGTTCAATATCAAGTATTAGTGCCGTAACAAGTGCGAGTTCTATTACAGATGGTATCTACATAGTCTCAACAACTGGAACGTCGTTAGGTTTTGGTGCGTTATTCTCAATACAGTTTTCTTCTGACACAATTGTAGATATAACAATTGATAACCCAGGTTTTAATTACCTAACTGGTGATACATTAACCGTACCTGGCTACGCGTTTGGTGGATCCAGTCCAGCGGATGATGTTATAATTACAGCTTTATCTACAACAACTAACCAATACAATGTTGTTGATGGTGGTTTTGCAAATGTAATTAAAGGTAATTATTCAAAAGTTGGTGGTGGAAGTTTAAATACCGTATCTGGTGATTACTCATCAACAATTGGTGGAACACAACAACAAATTATTGGTGATTTATCAAGTGCGATTTCATCAAGTGGTGTTACAATTTCTGGTGATAGTATTGTTGTTTTAGGTGTAAATGATATTACAGCAACAACTAGTAATACAGTTTATTTACCTAGTGTTGAAATGACCGGTTCTTTAAGTAGAAATATCACTACAGTAGACGCAACCATTGATCCAAATTTAATAGGTTCTGATAGTATTGTTTTTTATGAAACACCAAGTCCTGGTGGGACTATTTACTTACCAGCAGCAAAACCAGGTAAAGAAATTATCCTAATTAGGATAGGGAATACAAATTCAGCTTTTGTAGCTGGTACTGGTTCAGCTAAAATAAATGGAGTTGGTATAGCTCAAAACTTACCAACAGTTTTGTACACCAAAACAACATTTATTAGTAATGGTACTGACTGGTACGCTAATGATGGATCACCAATTTAAAATTATTTTTTTAAAATTATTTGACTCATAAATAAAATTATTGTAAGTTTGTAATATATTTAAAAACAAACAAAATGAGTGAGACACAAAATGAAGTATTAGACGTTGAGATCTACGGATATGTAAACGCTGAAGGACAAAGAGTTTTTACACCAAATTTAGAGTTTGCCCACATTATGGCAACAAAATACGGTACAGAACATGTCTTTATAGAAAAAAAATAAAAAAAATTTACAAAAAGATTTGACAAATCAAAAAAAATGTCTTAACTTTGTAAAACAATTCGGAAATGACCGAATACGTTCTTTGAAAAATGAATTATCCTTTCAGGAGTAAGTAATGAAACTGATAAAGATATTGGGCCGTGTATAGTCCATAAAATAAACTGGGAAACCAGGATAAAGTGAGTAAGTTGTGTTAACTTATTTGCGGTTTAGGCAACTGAACTTGAGTACACAAGCGGGATACCGTTTAATCTTTAGTACCGAGGGCAACGCTGTAGGGAAAGTGGTTAGGTGAATTGGCAATGTGGGTTGTCAGTTTGAGATGGGAACATCAATAGGAATAACCCGTAGGAATTATGCAAAAAATAGAGTTATCCAATTTTATTATTGCGTGTTCCAGTATCATAGGATACTTAAAACCGAAAGGTATGTTGATGTACAGGTGGTGCTGTTATTAACCTTGATTAAGTCTTACCAAAGATTTGATTTCGAAGTAGTCTAGAAATATTGAGATGGGGACATTTCACAGAGTAGTTGAGTATCGATTCGTCCAAAAGATGAATTGGCTCGGTTGACAGACCACTACTTTGATAATCCACAACACAACATTTATTACATATGGATGTAAATCATAAAATAATAATGGAAAAGTGTCTGTCAGGTTTGGATGAAAGGTGACTACATAGTAATGAGCCGTTCATTGCACACAAGGATCCCAAGTCTGAGTGTAATTATCCGAAAAACCTTTAGTCCCGCAAGGACGAACTGGGGAGGCATCCTCAAAAAGAGTCAAGTAAGATGAGAGTAATTCAAACCTCAAGGAGTGGTAAACCTAAAAGACCGTCACTGGGAAATACTTCTCAAAAGGAAGTGGATACGAAGGGAAACAATAATCCTTCCAAAGGTTCTCAATCACAGGTGTAATCTCAACCTTTTTTTTAAAATTTAAGATCTTATTAAAAAAAATTAGGGGTAACAAGTTGTTACCCTTTCCTTTTTACAAAAAATTTGATATATATTAGTATAATAAACTTTAATTAATCTTATTCAAAATGAAAAAATTATTTTTAATTTCTTTAACAATTTTCTCGACAATTTCTCTTATGACATCTTGTGGTGAAAACGGAACTGGAAACGCAACAGCTAACGCAACACCAGAAGCGACTGTTGAAGCTACGGCCGTTGTAAAAGATACTACTGCTACTAAGTAATTAGGATATGTCCTAAAAAAGAAAACCCACTTCAAAAGAGTGGGTTTTTTAATTGGTGGATCCGGAGAGTTTCGAACTCTCGTCCGGCTCGTTTTGTCTAAAAGACAACTACATGCTTAGGTTGGTATTTTCTAATACCCCAAAATATTTGGTTTTAATTTGACCAAAAACAAAGTTGATCTGTTCTTCACCATCGTAAATCAACAACCAATGGACGACTCGATTTCGGGTTCAGTCGTATTCCACCTTAGTCACTTCTGTTCCTGAGCGTATGTGAACCGGCTCGCGTTTCCGTAAACTTATTAAGCTACAGTAACTTCAGAACCTCTTAGTAAACCAAGAGTTTCCATTTTGTTTAGCAAATTGCCAGTTGTTTTTCTAAATCAGTTTTTAACGAGATTAATTCAGTCTCGGCATGCGTCTAAAATTCAACCAACGCCCGTCAATTCCAATACGGACCCATATTTTCAAAGAACTATACACAAATATAAGCATATTTTTAAATAAATACAAATATATTCAAAGTTTTAAGTGTTAATATTTGATAATCTGTTATTATTATGAATAACTAGTCTTGTATATCCATTTGGAAGCAACTTTATTGTTTTTGTAATCAAATTCATTTTATGGTGCATTTGTTCAAAAATAAAATGTTTATTTACTATTTGACAAAGTGATACATGCATTGATACAAAGTTATGTGAATATCTAGTCTTCATTGGTTTAATAGTCTTTGACTTAAAAAGGTATAGGTTTGGTTGACTTTGAATTAACATAGTATTAATACCCGACTGTAGTGTTTTAACTTTATTCCACTCTATTTGTATTTTTTGAATGTAATTTTCCCTCATCCAATCATCAAAATCGTGTCTTGTTTGAATCTCAAAAAAATCTTGTTGTAAAAATTTTTGAATTTCAGTAATATTTTTAAAAAATAATGTATTAATTTTGGGATCAATTAACTCTCTAATAATTTCTTTATGTTTTTCATTAACAGTAAAACATAGTGTAAAATTTTTATTGATCTGTGAATTAATCCCAGGAAAAAATGTTTCTTTTGCAACCTTTAAATATTTTTTAAATAACTGGTCGTCTTGAAAATTTGCTCTAACAACTACAACGTGTTTCATAATTTGATATATTTATAAATATGTCTAGTAAAACTTATGAATTTTTAATGTCTTTAGCAAAAGGTGAAGAACATAGCCGCTGGGATTATCCGGACGATTTAATTTACGATGTAAAAACATCTAATTCCGGTACCGGAACAAAAATTGTAATCGCAATTGATAAAGATGATGATTTTTTAGATATAATAGGTATTGAAGAAGAAACTAATGATAGGTGGGTTTGGAATAGGTTTTTATATTCTAATGATAACTACGACACATACCAGTATAACGATGACTGGAATGAAGGATACTTAATCAACAATTTTAATGAAGAAAATGTTGATCGAGTAAATGAAATTTTAAAATATACAAACCCAACCTTGAAATTAGATTTGGATAGTGAAAATTCGCGAACTAACGTTTCTCGTTTTTTACAGTCAACGTTTGAAAGTGAGGTTAATGATATTATCTATGAATATATGGTTTTAGACACGGATTGTAAAACGCGGGCAATTAAAGAAGTACTTGTAAAAGAAACTTCTAATCCGTTTAGTAGGTTTGGTATTATAGAAATAACGCACGCATACAAATACGAAACAACTGTAGGTATCCTACTTAGTTTGTATAAAATGATGAAAGCAGAAGATGACGATTTAAAAGAGTTGTTAAGAAAAATTGATGAAAAATACAATTCAAATGTTGATAGAGGTGGTTGGGATGAACTGGAGTATAATGTGTATTGTGATGACTTTGATACTGAGGAACTTCAAAGAAAGATTGAGACTGAACTTGAGAGTATGTTAGAAAAAGCACAAGAAAATTTGAGTGATGGGGGTGATTTTGAAGAATATAATAAATTATATAGTAAAGTTATGTCTCTTGGTGGATTTGAAAAGCTTATTGACATACCAGAAAAGGGGATTCAGGTAATTTTTGAAAAAATAGATCCGGATACAAATAAACTTGTTTTCAAATTATATAAAAGTACGGGGTCACTTGAGAAACGTTCTGTTGACAACCTAGAAGATCTAAATTTAGAACTGTACCACCCAGAGTTATTTGAAAGTATTAGAAATATATTAAAAAAACTTTTGTAAATCAAAATATTCTTTATACATTTGTTGTATGGAAAGAAATTTTGAATTACTAAAAAAGGTATTGTCTGTCCCAACAAAGACTTATCAAGAAGATTTAATGATTGATTTTATTACAACTTGGTTGGACGAAAATCACATACCTTATTATGTAGATAATTTTTATAATATCTACGCAACAAAACAAACTGATGAAAATACCCAGTATTTTCCTTGTGTTGTTGCACACACAGACACGGTACATACGATTGATTCTATCAACGTTGTTGAGGAAATGTTACCCAATGCTCAAAAAGAAATTAAACTGTCCTTAAAAGCGTATAATGATAGTGGTGAACCAACCGGTATTGGTGGTGATGATAAATGTGGTGTCTATGGTTGTCTTGAGTTATTAAAAGAATTACCCAATTTAAAAGCCGCATTTTTTGTTGCGGAAGAAACTGGTTGTAAAGGTTCTTTTAATGCTGATCCCAAGTTTTTTGAAAATGTCGGTTATGCAATACAGTTTGATGCACCAGAAAATAATATGATTTCAGAGTATCTTATGTCAAAACCTATGTTTAATAGAGAATCGGAATTTTTTAATGTTGGTGGTCGTTTAATAACAGAACATTTTCCAGGTGATACCAAATACCATAAACACCCCTACACCGACATTTTCCCTTTAAACCAAAATTTTGGTCTATCTTGTTTTAATATTTCAATCGGTTATTACAACTATCACACAAGAAATGAATATGTTGTTGTGGAAGATACCTATAATGGTATTAAAGTTGGTAAACTAATGATAGAAGAACTTGGGTATACCAAACATTAACAAAAAGGGAGGGTTTTTAATCCTCCTTTTTCTTTCTTCCTTTTTTCTTTGGTTCTGGTTTTGACCTATCTTCAATTTCTATTGTTTGGTCTTCACCTTCTCCTTTTACAAATAACATATATTCTTTTTCTTCCAAAACTTCATTTGTTAATATTTTTTCTGAAATAAGATCTTCTATTTTATCCTGTATTGCACGTTTAATTGGTCTAGCACCATATTGTTCATCAAAACCAACTTTAGCTATTAAATCAATAACAGACGACTCATAAGAAACCTTATATCTCATTGCAGCAAGCCTAGATATCAACTTATCAATTTCAAGTTTTACAATTTTATCAATGTGTTCTTTCACTAAAGAATTAAAAATAACAACATCGTCAATTCTATTTAAAAATTCTGGTGCAAAAAACTTACGTAATTCTTTCTTCAAAACATCTCGTTTATATTCTTCTTGAACCGCCTCACTACTATTACTCGTTTTAAAACCAACACCGCTTCCAAAATCTTGAACTCTTCTAACCCCAATGTTTGAAGTCATAATAATCAAACAGTTTTTAAAATTAATTTTCCTACCTAGACCGTCTGTCATATGTCCATCATCTAACATTTGAAGTAGTGTTGAGAATATGTCTTTATTTGCTTTCTCAATCTCATCAAAAAGAATGACACAGTACGGTTTATTTTTTACCTGTTCTGTTAATTGTCCCCCTTCTTCGTGACCAACGTATCCTGGAGGAGAACCAATAAGTCTTGATATTGTGTGTTTTTCTTGATATTCAGACATATCAACACGAATCAAACTATCTTCGCTACCAAAAATTTCTTTCGCTAGTTTTTTCGCTAAGAATGTTTTACCAACACCGGTTGATCCTAGAAATATAAATGAACCAATTGGTCTATTTGGATCCTTAATCCCAACCCTATTTCGTCTAATTGCTTTTGATATTTTTTTAACGGCTTCTTCTTGACCAATCACATAGTCGTTAAGGGAGTCTTCTAAATTAACAAGTGAATTTTTTTCATCAATGTTAATTTTATTAACTGGTATTTTGGTCATATTTGAGACAACCTCATAGATCAAATCTTCTGGAATACCACGTTTACTAGTCCTTAACCCATCTTCAAATTTCTTTTTTTCTTCGTCAAGTTTCATTAAGATACTTTTTTCACGATCACGAAGTTCTGCCGCCATTTCATACTTTTGTTTTTTAATAACATCGGCTTTTTCTTGTTTTATATCAACAGCTTCTTGTTTTAATATCTCAATGTGTTCAGGAAGTTTAATATCAATTTGCATACGTGAACCAACCTCATCTAAAATATCAAATGCTTTATCTGGAAATTCACGATCGGTAATATATCTATCAGCTAACTCAACACACAACCAAAGTGATTCATCTGTATAATGTACTTTGTGGTGTTCTTCGTATTTTTCCTTACTTTGTTTTAGAATTTGAAATGTTTCTTCTTTGGTGGAGGGGTCAACAATAATTTTTTGAAATCTTCTTTCTAAAGCTCCGTCTTTTTCAAAATGTTTTCTGTATTCGTCAAGTGTTGTGGCACCGATACATTGTATTTCTCCCCTAGATAGGGCTGGTTTAAAGATATTTGACGCGTCAAGTGACCCAGAACTATTACCAGCACCAACCATTGTGTGGATTTCATCAATAAAAATTATAATGTTTGGGGTTGCCTGTAATTCTTCAATAATTACTTTCATTCGTTCCTCAAATTGTCCACGATATTTTGTACCGGCAACAATAGAATTAATATCTAAAGATACAATCCGTTTATCTGCTAAATTTTTTGGACATTCCCCACTATGGATCATCATTGCAAGACCCTCAACAATTGCCGTTTTACCAGCACCGGGTTCACCAATGATAATTGGGTTATTTTTCTTTCTTCTAGATAATACTTGAGCAATACGTAAGATTTCTTTTTGTCTACCAATTACTGGGTCCAATTTACCTTGCTCCGCTGCTTTTATTAAATCTTTACTGAAATTATCTAAAACTGGTGTACCACCGTCTTTTTTCTTTCCTTTATCACCATCGTCTATAAATTCTATTGCCATAATCTTTTTCTTCAAAATTTAGGTATAAAATTACGGTATGTCAACAATTTAAAAACCGAGTATTATATACAATTAAGTTTGGGTTACTATAATATTTATTATAAAATTTTAGATTATGGCAATTTTAAAGGAAGAAATCAAAGGAACAAAAATTATCAATGAAATTGAGTCGTCAAATATTGTAAAAACAGAATACGACACTGCGACAAAAAAATTAGTTACAGAATTTAAAAATGGTATTCGTTATGAATATGACGATGTACCACACCAGTTATATACGTCATTTAGAACTGCAAAATCACAAGGAAGTTTTTTTAATACAAACATTTCAAAAATTTTTAAATATAAGAAATTGAGTTAATTCATTTTTCTAATATTTATAACTAATGGATAATGAATTATTAAAAAGTTTTGAACCCCAAACAAAGTTAAATACAAAAGTTTGGGAGGGTAGTAGTGGGTCTCCTAAAATGAAATCAGAAATTAGGGATGGCTTACTCCAGATCGCTTATGAATTTATTGAGTTTCTTGATGTGGACATTGTTGTGACCGATATAATCCTTACAGGATCATTATCAAATTACAATTGGTCCAAATATTCCGACTTTGATTTACACATTGTTGCAAATTTTGAACAATATAATCAAAACCAAGTTAAGTTATATGAAACATTATTTAATCTTAAAAAAATGTTGTTTAATCAAAAACACGACATTACAATTAAAGGTTATGAAGTTGAGTTATATGTACAAAACGAAACTGAATCACATTTTTCTACCGGTGTTTATTCTGTGCTTTTTGATGAATGGTCTAATGTCCCTAAAAGAGAAAAAGTAAGTGTTGATAAAGAGTTGTTAAAAGAAAAATCTAAACAATGGATGAACATTATAGACAACCTTATAGAGACAATTAAAGATGATGATGTTAGAACCGCTAAAGAACTAGTACAAAAATATAAGGACAAATTGAAAAAGTTTAGGTCTTGTGGTTTAGAAAAAGATGGTGAGTATTCTACTGAAAATTTGGTGTTTAAAATTTTAAGAAGAAACGGTTATATAGAAAAACTAAATGATTTATCTACAAAAATTATTGATAAGAAATTGTCAATGAACCAATAATTTGTAAAAAAATAAAATAATCTTAATATTTGATATATTTATTAAGAAAAAATAATTTATTCAAAAAAATATACTATGGGAGGACTTAAACCTATTGGAAGTGAAAAATTACAAGGCATGGACAAAATCCGTAGAATTATGGAAATTGCCAGATACAATGAAATTTTACCTAACTCAATCAATGAAAATGAAAAAAATGAATATTCGTTAGATTTAGCGGATGGAAATACATATCACATTGTTAAAGAAAGATTGGGATACATAATCAAAAAAGGGCTTAATGAGTCTACAACTGACTACATTGATCCTATGAAAAATAGAAAATATTTTCCATCTTACTCACAAGCACTGAAAAAGCTAAATTTGATGGCAAAAGAATTTAACGTTTTATATGAAAACGTAGAGGGGACTTCGTTATTTAACGAAGAAAAAAAAAAGTATAAACTAAAATTAGGATCATCTAAAAAGAGTTCAACACCAACATCTACTGACGCTGTTGGTGGTCTAGGTATTAGTGCTCCCGCACCAGTACCAGCACCTATTACACCGGCGCCGGCCTCAACACCTATGACTCCGCCAATGGATATGGGTGGAGAAAACAAACCAACAGATTTAGCATCAACACCATCTACTAGTGGTGATTTGTCAGTTCCAGATTCTGAAGAACCAACTGATGATTTATCAACACCACCTATGGATGATACCTCTATGGGTGAAAAACCAATGGATAGTGAGGAAGAACCAATGGACACAGAAGAAGAGCCAATGGATAATGAAGAAGAACCAGAAGATAATGAAGAAGAACCAGAAGATAAAGAATCTAAAGGTGGTTCATCATTTAAATTTATACAAAAACTTACCGGTAAATTAGCACAAAAAATCAGAACATATTCTGAAGATAGTGAAATTGACAGTAAAGATGCGAAATATATTCTTAATTCTATTTTATCCGCAATTGATGTTGATAGTTTAGATGAAGATGATGTTGATGACATTATCGCACGTTTAGAAGGTGAAGACGAAGATGAAGATGAAAATATGGACACTGATACTATGGACGACGAAGAAGAACCAATAGATAATGAAGAAGAGTCAATTGATAATGAAGAAGAATCGTCTATAGGATCGGAAGAAAGTGTAAGCCCTATGAGAGGTATGAGAAAACCACCAATGAAAAAAACGTCAGCACCACCAATGGGTGAAATAGGTGAGACTATGAGTTTACCGGACGCAATTAATAAAAGTGTTGGTATTAGGTATAATTCGGCTATTCAAGATGAGTTGGGTGAGGATTTAGAAAATGAGTATCCAAAACACGGATCAAGGTTTGAAAGAAAACCAAGATTTTATGATGATTTTGAGATGTTCGGTGAATCAAAAGTAGATAAAATTATTTCAAAATATTTTGAGGTTTCAAGTGAACAAGTAATTGCAGAAGAAAGAAAAAAAATAAGTTTGTTAGAACAAAAAGAAAAAAATGTTTATAAAACAAATAGTAATATTAGAAAACTTTCTGAAACTATCAAACAAGAAAAGTCCGCGCTTAAATTTATGGAAAAATACCCCAATTCAAAATTATTAGGAAAAACAAATAAAGGTAATTTGGTTTTTGAAGAAGGGTTTGTTAACACAAAAATTACAACAAACGGTACTGTAATATGAGTTATTTGATATATATAAATGGGTTAGGATCTAATTATAGGGGTGAAAACATTTATGAGTTTATTTTTACGGATTCTATGGATGAGGTTTGGGGTGAGAATTGGGAAGCAAGGCCAGCTAATGGATACCCAAGTCCACCTGACATAGAACATATTAAAAAAGTAGGAACATTAACACACGAAACTGTAACATTAGAACTTGTACAAAATTCTGATGTTTTTTCGGTTCAAGATTCAATTGATGGTGTTATCGCTTTAGGTTGGGAAAAAGAAGATGAAATAGATTTTTCATTAGTCAAAAGATTGGTTTTTAAATATGGAGACCAAGAACAAGATGTTAAAGATAAATTATACGAGAGAGACCTCGTATTACAATTTGAAAAAAAGGTAGTGTATGAAAACTAAAAAAAATGTTGGGGTATTATTAGAAAATGGGATTCATTTTAATACTGTTATGAGCTTGAGTGATAAACAAGTAGGTGTTTTAGCTGAAAGATTTTTTAAATCTAAACCTATGGGTGATGTTGAGCAAGCAAAAAAAGATTCATTACAGGGTATGAGGGCTTTTATTGATAATAATATGAGTTTAGCAGATCCTGCTAATAAACTATCTGATAATCAAGTATTAGATTTGATTAAAGGGGCTGCTCGTTGGGCAAAATCACCTAATGGTTCTAAATTTAATAAAATGGCGGCTGAAATATATAGAATAGCAAAACCGTTATTTGAAGGCAGTAAAGGAGAAACCAACGAGGTACAAACTTATAGCACACAAACTAAAGTTTTTAATCCGACATCATCAACAGATAAAGGTGAATTTGATAAAGTAGTAAATAACAGTCCAGATCCTAAACAAATTACAATGACAAAAAATAATCAAGTTGCCGTAACAACTGGAAATGTACCAAATTTAGAAGAAGACGTTGTTAGTGAAAGATTTGAATCAGAGGCACAACAAGGGTTCTTCTGGGCTAAATGTAATACAAGTAAGGGTGTTAAAAAGAAAAAATGGTGTGAAATGGCAAGAAAGTTTTCTGATGAAACATCAAAAAAACAATATAAAAAAATGCCAGAAAAAAAAGAAACTGACGAAAATTATGAAAAGTTTTTAGAAGAGCGGATATTTGAAATGATAGAAAGACACGTAGAGCCCTCAATGACAAAACGTGACTTTATAAAGTCTATCCAAGAAAAAAAGAATGGTTCAGAAAATTTTATGTTGGAAAACCCAAAAAAAAATAGTATGTTTGCACAAGATGAAGGTCTAGAGATGAAAAGACCAATTGGTAAACTATATTCAAAAGAGATGAAAGAAAATACAAAAGAAAAAGAAAGAACAACAACAAAACCTGGTATTAAAACACCAACCAGAAGAAAAAATCCACATAAGGATCCAGCACCGGGTGTTGAGGAACAACCAAAAGCAAAAGGTGGTGAAAAAGAAGCACCGTCTAAACCAGGAATTAAAACACCTACAAGAAGAAAAAATCCACACAGAGATCCGGCTCCGGGAGTTAAAGAACAACCAAAAGCTGAAAACCAAAAAAATGACTTTATGTCGGCAATAACATCAATATTAAACAACGCATAAAAATGGGAAATAGAGGAGAATTAGAAAAACTTATAAGAAAAATTGTAAATGAAGCGCCAGTTGATTATGGTGATTATCCAGAAAGAATGGACCCACGAACTCAACAAAAAATTGAAGATCCAGAAGGTATATATTCCAAAAACAGAGCGTTTAAAGGTGGTGTTTCAGATGTAGAAAGATTGACAGGTTCTAGATTCAAAGAAATTGTAGATTACGTAAAAAGATATTTTAGTACTGATATGAATATTTCAGATCCTCAAGTTAAAAGAGCAATTCAAATGGAACAAATGTTGTCTGTAAGACAAGCAATGCAAATTGAGCCTAGATATAGAGAGCAATTAAGGGATTTAGCCGTAGAGATTGCCGCTAAAGAAGAAGGTTGGTTAGATAGTAGTATGACAATGGAACAAGCTGTTGAGCAAGGGTTAATTGTTAAAGTTAGAAAAGAAGGTGGTATTGTCTATGAATTTGATTTTGTCAATATGCTAACTTTCTTGGGTGAACAAAGAATTGATCCAGCGATATTCCAAATGAAACCACAAAAAGCCGAAAAACTACCATTACCTCCAAATTTTTCATTTGATGTTGATGAATTAACACCAGATGAACAAAAACAACTAGAGATTGAGAAACGAAACGTGATCAATGCTATTATAATGGGTAAGGGAAAACGTGGTCAGTTTGCTTTTCAAATGTATAAAGATAGATTAGATGCTATTGATCCAGGACTATACGTTTTGTACAATAAAATTATGGGTGCAAATGACTTGATGTATTTTACTAGTGAAGATTTAATTGAGGCTCTTGGTGGAAATGCGGCAGGTGCTGCAGGTAAAATGCAACAAAGTGGTGATGATGAAGAAGATGACGATGATGACCAAGGTGGTGAAGAACAAGATGAAAATGACACATATTATGCAAATGGTGTTATTTTTCCAATCTTACTTCACGAGTTATTCAAATCATTCTCAATCATTTCATCTAGACATCAATGGAAAGATATGGATCCGGAAATGGCAAGACAAGTAATGGGTCAAACCGATACAATGGAAAACGAACCAATGAATTTTCGTGTAGGTGCAGAACTTGTTAGAAAATTAAGAAGACTTTTACCGGACGAATTAACAGTTGATGTTGAAGGAAAAAAATATGTTCCTTACTTTGAGCAATTACTTTATAGTATACCGGCTCAAGAATTTCTTAAAGATGTTATTGCAAACGTTGTTTCTGATGATAAGTCAGATAATGAAAAAGCACAAAAAAGATTTAGAGAGTTATTACAACAAGCAAAGTCTTTATATCAAAAATATCAAAGTGATGACGATGATGATGACTATGAAGATGACGAAGAAGACGATGATATCCTTACAAGACTAGGTTTATAATTTAAAATAAAATTGTCCTAACCCCCTTTTTTAGTAGAAATATTAGAGAGGGGGTTTTTCTTTTTATAAAAAAAATGAAATAATAGTAATATTACCAAAATTGTAAATATTTATTAGTAAATAAAAAAATTAAAAACAAAAAACTATGCCTTTAAATGTAGATTTATTAAACACGGGATGTCTTTTAATAAATGGAAGTCCAATAACAAGTTTATATGAAACTGGTTCTGGATACTGCTCAACGCAAAGAGTTGGTGTTAGTGCTGATGCTAGTGGTGAGTATTCAACCGTAGGTGGCGGATTTAAAAACACATCAAGTGGTTATAGTTCATTTGTTGGTGGTGGTCGTAATAACACATCAAGTGGTTGTTATTCTTTTGTTGGTGGCGGTAGAAATAATAACGCAAAATTAGATTATTCAACCGTAGGTGGTGGATGTAGAAACACAATAGATACAATTACAACACAGAGTGGGTATTATGTTTACGCCTCAACAATTGGTGGTGGTTCTTGTAATACAATATCATCTTACAGTGCGGATTATGATTCTTACGGTAATACAATTGCCGGAGGAACTTCTAATGTAACTGTTTCATCATATTATAATGGACAAACAATTGGTGGTGGAATACAAAACACAACAAGTGGAAATTACTCAACCATAAGTGGTGGATTATATAACACATCAAGTGCTTATTTTTCAACCGTAAGTGGTGGATTTTGTAACACATCAAGTTGTTATTATTCAACCGTTGGTGGTGGAAGGCAAAACAAATCAAGTAGTGATTCTTCAACCGTAAGTGGTGGATTATGTAACACATCAAGTGGACGTTATTCAAATGTAGGTGGAGGACGACAAAACACATCAATTGAATGGTATTCAACCGTAAGTGGTGGATATTGCAACACAACAAGTGGAAATTATTCAACCGTAAGTGGTGGACGTAGAAACACATCAATTGGACAAAATTCAACCATAAGTGGTGGATTTAATAACGAATCAAGTTGTAATTTTTCAACCGTAAGTGGTGGTCGTCAAAACACATCAAGTGGTGTCAATTCAACCGTAGGTGGTGGAAGATGTAACACAGCAAGTTGTTATTATTCAACCGTAAGTGGCGGACGGGAAAACACATCAATAAATGGTTGTTCGGCGATACTTGGAGGACAATACAATACAGCACAACACGATTGTTCATTTATTGTTGGTAGTGGAATTTCTAGTACGGCAGCAAATACATTACATATAAATTGTTTAAATATAAAAGATCTACCAAATGAAACCGCAATTGGGTTACCTTTAGGTACAGTATTTTATGACTCATCAACTTGTAATTTGTGTGTGTGTTTATAACATAAAAAATAATAAATTAAATAAAAAAAATAAAAAATGGAAAACGTAGAAAAAAAAGTATTGTTCAAATATGATGAACCAGTTACAATTGGTGAACATAAAGTAAAAGCAATTAGACAAGTCCCAAGAGGAATTAGATTCAGAACTGAAAATGGGCCAGTCCTTAAAGAGGTTGAAACAAAAGAAACTTGGACTGAAGAAGAATTACACGAATTAATAAATAAAAAATAAACAAAAATTAAAAACAAAAAATTATGCCTTTAAATGTTGATAGAATAAACGCAGGTTCAATATTGATTAACGGAAGTCCAATATTAAACCTTTATGAAACTGGTTCTGGGTATTGCTCAACAGTTAGATCTGGAATTAATAGTATTGTTTCTGGTGATTGTTCAGTAATTGCTGGTGGATACTATAATACAATAATTGAAATTAGTTGTGCTTCAACAATTAGTGGAGGTAGACGTAATACAACTGTGGGTAGGTTTTCAACAATTGGCGGTGGATGTGATAACCAATCTGGTACGGAGGGATTTGTAGATGGATGGAATAATGTTATTTATGGTGGAACTTTAAATAATCTTGTTTGGGAAGGTCCATTTTCACCATCTAGTGGGTCAACATTAAGTGGATACGGTGCTGAGTTTAGCTTCTATTTTAATGGTATGGGTTCTGTTTCGTTAGACATTATTAACAGAGGTTTTGGATATAAAAACGGTGATGTATTATTATTTAATGGTAATTTATTTTCTGGTGGTGCGACTCCTACAGATAATGTAACATTTAGTGTTTATGTAAGTAATAATGGTTATGCAACCGTAGGTGGTGGTAAAGAAAATACCGCATCTGGAGAATACTCAACAATTAGTGGTGGTTATGAAAATACCGCATCGGGTTATGCGTCAACAGTTTCTGGTGGATACCAAAACGAAACGCGTTGTAGTTACTCAACTGTAAGTGGTGGGTATCAAAACACAGTGTTAGGTCGTTCATCAACAATTTCTGGTGGGTATGATAATACAGTATCCGGTTATTACTCAATAATTAATGGTGGTTGTAGAAATACAATAAGTGGAACTTATTCAACAATAAGTGGTGGTTATGATAATACAGCTTTAGGTGATCGTTCAATAATTAATGGTGGGGGTAATAATACTGTTGCTAATACTAGTAATAATTCATCAATACTTGGTGGGTTTAGTAATGTTGTTACAAATGCTAACGCACACGTAATAGGTTCTGGAATATCAAGTACTGCTGATGACACTTTACATATAAACTCTTTACACTTTAGTAATATACCAACATCGTCAGCTGGTTTAGCAACTGGTATGGTGTGGAGTGATTCTGGAATGTTATGTATTGTATAAATTAAATAAAAAATAAAAAAAATGGAAAACGTAGAAAGAAAAGTATTATTCACTTATGAAGAACCGATTACAATTGGTGAAAATAAAGTAAAAAAAATTAAACAAACACCAAAAGGGATTAAATTTAAAACTGAAGACGGTCCCGTATTGGTAGAGGTTGAAGCAAAAGAAACTTGGACTGAAGAAGAATTACACGAATTATTAAACAATAAATAGACAAATAAAAAAAAACAAAAAATTATGCCTTTAAATGTAGATTTAATAAACACAGGAGCCTTGTATATTGATGGGACTGAAGTTGGCGGTACTGTAATTGATAATGAAGGAAATGCGATTATTGCAAATACTTCAGATAATTTAGTAAATGTTGCTAGTGGTGCAACGCATCAAATTCCTTTATTTTCTGGTCTATTATTAGTAAACGACCACGATTTGGGTCTTGTCGAATTATGGCTTGCCGGTGGTGGGAATAGTCAACTAGTAAACTCAACTGATTCAACTAATAGTACACTAGAACAAAATGGATTGGGTTATGAATGGACAAATGTTGATGGTTTAGGTGGTCCTTTTACTTTCACAGTTATCAAAACAAGAAATGAAGCGTAAATAAACAAATAAAAAAACAAAAAATTATGCCATTAAATGTAGATAAAATCTCAACTGGTTCGCTGGTTGTAAACGGAACTGAAATAAATAACGGTACCGCACATTATGAATTAGACTTTGACCAAACCAGTTTTTTAACAGTAAACACAACAAAAGGTATTATTGACATTCTTGGTATGGGTACAGGTGCTTTATACACACCAGCACCAGCTTTTAGTTCTACTACTGCTTTTTATATTAATAATCCAGATCTTGATCTTACGGTTGGTAATAGAGAAAACATATACATGCAGTATTCTGTGTATTATTCAAGAACTACTTCAGATAATACAATTCCATATGTAATATCAACAGGTGTTCTTGCAAATGGAATAGAGTTTAGTCTGTATAATGCAAACCCAGCTACTGCCGGAGTTAATAACTGGGATGGTGCTTTGTATGTATATTATGAGTTATATACTCTTAATTAATTAAAAACAAATTTTTATAAAACCCCCATTTTAGAAATAATTTGGGGGTTTTGATATTTATATAGAAATATCTTTATGGCACTAACAAAAGAACAAGTAATGTTAGAATACGTAAGATGTATGAAAGATACACCTTACGCTTTAAGAACTTACCTACAAACATATGATAATACAGTATCAAGATATGTACCTCTGGAGTTGTTCCCAGATCAGGTGTCACTTCTTAAAGATTATGAAGATTACGAAGAAAATATCGCTTTAAAATATCGTCAAGCTGGTGTATCAACAGTAACTGCCGCTTGGGTATCAAAAAAACTTGTATTTGCAAAAAAAGAACAACCAGAAAAAATATTGATTATTGCCAACAAACTTGATACGTCAATGGAGATGGCAAATAAAATTAGAGCATTTGTAGACCAATGGCCAAAATGGGTTGGTGCTCAATTTTCACCAGATAAAAACTCACAAAGACATTATAAATTAACAAATGGTTGTGAAGTAAAAGCTGTTGCGACATCACGAGATGCCTTGAGGGGTTATACACCTACGGTACTTGTATTTGATGAGGCCGCGTTTATTGAAGCTGATGGTGATTTCTGGGCGGCTTGTATGGCGTCCCTATCTACGGGTGGTAAAGTAATTGTTGTATCAACACCAAATGGTTATGACCCAATTTATTATGATGTTTATAGTCAAGCAATAAAAGGTATTAATAATTTTAAAATCTCTGAAATGTTTTGGTGGAAAGATCCAAGATATTCAAAAGAGTTATTTTTGGTACCAACTGATGATATGGTTGATTATCTATTAAATAAAGACGAAAAAGACCATTCTGGTAATATATCCTTTGCTGATATTGACGCATACGAAAGAGACTATGAAAAAATAAAGGAATATTTCACCCAAGGATATAAACCTTGTTCACCTTGGTATGAAAAAATGGTTAAAAAGTTAAAATACGATAAACGTAAAATTAACCAAGAGCTTAACTGTGAATTTCTGGGGTCTGGTGACAACGTATTTGAATCAAAACAATTAGAATATATTAAACAAACCACGTTAGAGGATGCCCCAACTAAATTAATGGGAAATTCTTTATGGATGTGGAAAGAACCAGAACAAGGACACAAATACATTATGGGTGTTGACGTATCTCGTGGTGATAGTGAAGATTTTTCATCCATTCAAATAATTGATTTTGACGAAAGAGAACAAGTTTTAGAATATGTTGGGAAAATACCACCTGATGCCCTAGCTGAAATTGCATATAAGTGGGGATTAATGTATAATGCGTTTTGTGTTGTGGATATTACCGGTGGTATGGGTATTACAACGGTTAGAAAAATGCAAGAACTTGGTTATAAGAATTTATATATTGATGGTGTTGACTCAATGAATATATGGGCGGTTAATAAAACTGCTGTTGATAAAATACCAGGAATTAACTTTAATAATAAACGTGTTCAAATTATTGCCGCGTTTGAGGAATATGTGAGACATAAATTCAAAATTAAAAGTGTTCGTTTGTATAATGAGATGAACACATTTGTATATGTAAATGGAAGACCTGACCATCAAAGGGGACAGCACGATGACCTTATTATGGGTATATCAATGGCTATTTATGTTGGCGAATCTTCATTTTCAAAACTTGAGAAAGTTACGGAAAAAACAAAGGTTATGATTGAGTCCTGGACTGTGTCAGATAACAATAACATTGGGAAACAACTACATTTTGACCCCGTTTTACCTAGTTTGCCCGGAATGGTGGATAGATACGGTAGAGAAATTAACACACCAACTAAAAATGATTATATGACATATTCTTGGTTATTTGGTGGAAGATAATATTTATAAAAAATGGGTTTAGAAAAAAGAAGAAGATCTGGAAATTATATTGGTGGTTCACGACTTATTGTTGATGGACAGAACATATATAATGTAAAAAAATTCCAGTTAACATTTAATAAACAAATTATCACAAAAGAAAGTACAAGGGAAATAATACCGATTACGACAACAACAACCACAATCCCTGTTACAACTTGTTATATTGAAACACAACTTTTTGAAGACATAACAACACAAGGTTTTGACAATTTAATCTGGTGTTAATGAAAGTATTTATAAAGATATAAAAATATCTACATTTAGAATATGGCAGAAAATAATAATAATTTTACAATATTCCAAAGGTTATCACAAACTTTTGGCCCAAATGGTTTATTACAACAAGATATACCAACTTATAAATTTGACAAAAAAGAGTTATTAAGAACAACAGATAAACAAGAATACGAAAAGGAGAAACTTCAAGCACAACAATCGTTGTATTTGGCCGGTCAATGGACAAAAATTGAGAATAACCTTTATAGTCAAGCTGTTTACTACGAACCAACAAGATTGGCTGCGTTCTATGACTACGAATCTATGGAGTTTACACCGGAAATCTCAACAGCTCTTGATATTTATGCTGAAGAATCTACAACAGCTAATGAAGATGGTTATATTTTACAAGTTTATTCCGAATCAAAAAGAATTAAAGCAATTCTTGTTGAGTTATTTAATAATGTTTTAGATATTAACACGAATTTACAAATGTGGATTAGAAACACTTGTAAATATGGGGATAATTTTGTTTACTTAAAACTAGATCCAGAGAAAGGTATTGTTGGTTGTATGCAATTACCTAACATAGAGATAGAGAGACTAGAGCGTGGTATGCTTGCTAGATCTGTAAATGCTGAAGTTGACCCAAAACAAAAAGGTTTACGTTTTCACTGGAAGGTAAAAGATATGGAATTTAACGCTTGGGAGGTAGCACATTTTAGATTACTTGGTGATGATAGAAAACTTCCTTATGGTACATCAATGTTAGAAAAAGCACGTCGTATTTGGAAACAATTAATGTTATCAGAAGATGCGATGTTGATATATAGAACGTCTAGAGCACCGGAAAGAAGGGTATTTAAGGTATTTGTTGGAAATATGGATGATAAGGATGTTGAACCATATGTACAACGTGTTGCAAACAAATTTAAACGTGATCAAGTGGTTGATAAAAATACTGGAAATGTAGATTTAAGGTTTAACCAAATGGCTGTTGACCAAGATTACTTTATACCAGTGAGGGATCCTGCGGCGGCGATGCCAATTGATACATTACCCGGAGCACAAAACTTATCTGAAATTGCTGATATTGAGTACATACAGAAAAAACTTGTAACAGCACTTCGTGTACCAAAAGCGTATTTAGGTTTTGAGGAAGTTGTTGGTGATGGTAAGAATTTATCGTTACAAGACATTCGTTTTGCAAGAACAATTAATAAAATTCAAAAAGCAATGATTGCTGAATTAAATAAAGTTGCAATCATTCATTTATTTTTATTGGGTTTTGAGGATGAATTACAAAACTTTACTTTAGGTCTTACAAATCCATCAAAACAAGCGGATTTATTAATGGTTGACGTTTGGAAAGAAAAAGTTTTACTATATAAAGATCTTGTTACACCGATTGCGGAAACATTAGCGCCAACATCAGCTACTTGGGCTAAAAAACACATTTTTAATTTTTCAGATGAAGATATTAAACTTGATATTCAACAACAACGACTTGAGAGAGCTGTATCTGCTGAACTTACAAATACGCCTACCGTAATTACACATACTGGTTTATTTGACAATGTGGATAGACTTTACAAATCAACAACTGGTAGTACTGAACCCGCTGGAACTGAAGAAGGTGAAGAAGCTGGAGGATTACCATCGTTAGGAGGTGGACCACCAAAACCACCGTCATTAGGGGGATTAGGGGGAAGTCCTTCATCTCCACCACCACCTCCAGGAGGTGAGCCGGGTGGGTTACCACCACTTCCAGAAAACAAAGAAAACAATTTAAATATATTGTTAGAAAGTGACGATATTTTGGGTGATAAGTACATTGATTTATCAAAAGCTAGAAATTCTTTGGGTACAATGGAGGATGCACTTAGCAAATTGTTAAAAGACTAATATTTATAATAAAAACATATTATGGAATTTGGATTATTAAAAACAAAAATAGAAGAATCTTTAACTAACTCCTTCAATAGAAAGACACTTAAAAAGGATATGTTTGTCTTTAATGAATTAGTTTTGGAAAATAAAAATATTGCAAGATTATATTTTTTATATGACGAATTATCTTCAAATAAAGGACTTAATGAGAGTTTAGCCGGTGAATTTTTAAGTGAATCTGTTAAACTTTATACTCAAATTTCAAAAAATATTTCAAAAACTAGTCTAAAGGAAATTCAAATGTGGGTTGGTCATTTAAAGTGTGAAAACAAATATAAACATATTGATAATCTTTTTTCTAATAATGTTGGATCATTGGAAGCCAAACTTAAAAGTAAGTCTTTAGTTGTGGAATCGTTGAAAAAAGAAAAAATTGTCTATGAAAATTCAGAAATTAAGTTACCACTAAATAAAGTTGTTGATGTCGCAAACAAAACTGTTAACGATTATTTGTCAAAACTTGACGAGAGTGAAAAAAAAGACTTATTAAAAGTTTTAAAAGAAGACGAATCAAAACTTGAGATAGAATTTGATGTGTTAAAAGAAAGTGTTATCTCTAGATTATCTAATTTGAAAAAAGACGAGGTTGAGGATGAGGTTTTAAACACAATCAACGAAACAATGTCAAAGGTAGAAAAAGAAACTTTTAGTAGAGATGGTTATTTGAAACTAAAGAGGTTAAATAACAATATTTAAGAGTTATTTTGTATCTTTTGACGATAGATCGCTTTATTCTTTTGTTGTCTTTCTATCACAGATTTTTTAGTGTATTCCCGTCTATCATTTAAATGACTATTTTGTCTGGTTCTAATAACCTTACTTTTTAATTCTTTGATAGCTCTTTCAATATCACCCTTCTTTACGTTTACTATTAGCATATTAGTTTTTTATTATATTGATATATACTTTAATTTTATGTAAATTTTTAAAAAATAAACATATGTAGTATGAAAAATATATGAAAAAAGGTAAAACTGAAAAGTTAAATGGTTTTAAAACCAGCAAAGTTCACTATGGAACAGTAGATTCTAAAAATTTTAAATCACTTTATTTAAACATCCAAACTTGGGTAGAACCAAAAAAGGACACTGAAAATTGGTCGGGGGTTGTCTCAAACACATCAAGGTCAATTAAACACTCTATCTATAATAGATTAGATCAAAATTTCCTCAAACAAAATTTTATTGTTGATTTAGATTTAAGAACAAGTGGGATACAAGTAAAAAAGAAGTCGTTTATGAATCTTGAGATTACATTATTCTTAAACGATGAAATTGATTTTAAATCACCAACATTAAAAAAAGAATTAAAAAAATTAACAAAAGATATATACTCGGATGTTTTGGTAAAACACGAATATTTTAAGTTTTATCTTACAAAATACGGAAATTCAAAACCACAAAAAGTAAAAACCGAAAATATTTAGTATTTATAATAAAAATTAAATATGAAAATTTTAGGGCCAAACGATACTGGTAAAGGAATCCTTATTGAGTATGACGCTGGATACATAAATCCAAAGTCTATGGACAACCATTTTATAATGGAGTCAAAAAGTTTTATGGATCACTCAAAACCATTTGAATTTTATGCCGTATTACAAAAATACGACACACCCAATAGGAATGGTAGAATCTATCCGGAAAAAATTTTAAAAAGAGAATCTGAAAATTATAAAAAGATGATTGAGAAGGGCACGGCTCTTTCTGAACTTAATCATCCAGAGTCTTCTCTTATTGATCTTGATCGTGTTTCACATATGATAACAGATATTTGGTGGGATGGTCCAGTATTATTAGGTAAATTAAAATTATTAACTTCACCTGGTTTTCACGAAAGGGGTATTGTATCAACAAAAGGTGATATGGCGGCCAACTATCTACGTCAAGGTGTTACGTTAGGTATTTCTTCTCGTGGTGTTGGTTCTTTAAAAAAGGTTGGTGAACAAAATGAAGTACAAGATGATTTTGAATTGATTTGTTTTGACCTTGTTTCCTCACCATCAACACCGGGTGCTTATTTATTTTTAGATAAAGATGATAGACACAAGTTTGATGAAAATTTAGAAGAGGAAAAAAGAATGAATATAGAACGAGCCACTGGTATGGAATCTTCCTCTGTTGATAAGACAAAAAAATTAATGGATAAATTAACAGCATTTCTTGATAAATAAAAAAAAGTATGAAAAAAGTAATTAGACTAACAGAATCAGATTTAACTCGTATTGTTAAACGAGTAATCCAAGAACAATCTGAACACGTCAAAAACCTTTATAAATCTTGGGCTAATAAAAGGAGTGGAAATCCAGAAAAAGCATTATCAATTATTGATGATGTTTTTAAATACCAAAATAAATTATCAAAAAAAGATTTTGCACAATATTCTTCATACGAAGAATTGGTTGGTGATTTAAATAGAATTAAACAAGATGCCAAATCAACTGACGCCACAAAACTTTATGAGGATAGTGAGTTATTGGTATTGGCGGCAAACACCTGGGAAGCAAGTTGTAAATATGGTGCGGGATCTAAATGGTGTACAACCGCAAAAGATAGTGATTCTTATTGGAATAGACATAATCAAACAGGGACCGAGTTCTTTTGGATATTTAAAAATAAACCACAATCTGATCCAAACCACAAATTTTCATATCACATTAAATTAAATGGTAAACCAGATTGGTGTAATGCAGTTAATGATTGTATGGGAGATGAAAGATTATCAGGAAACTCATACCCAAAAAAACATCCAAAATACAATGAAATAATTAATAAATTACAAGAATTTCATAAATCAAGAGATTTAACTGAAAAATTCGCAATAGAACAAAAAAATAAAAAATATATTTCAGATTTAGTAGCTGACAATTATGACTATATAATTTACAGCCTTGATTTAGAAAGAATAATAAAAGAACACTTTGATTTTGCATATAATGATTCTCTTGATCAGTTTTTAGATTACGAGATTGAAGAAATGGTACCACGTAGTCTTGAATTAGATGACGAAGAGGGTATTTCCCAATTTAAAGAAGATTTGAAAAAATATCTTTCTGATCAAAAACCAGAATTACCCCAAATTAAATTTACCCAATTTATTGGTGATTTGTCTTATGTTATATATGATACATTAATCAAAAAATTTAATATAAACGCTGGTGAACCAATAGAAGAACAAATTGAAGAAAATGATATTAATTTTGAAGTTGTGCTTGATAAAATTGATGATTATGAATTGGACGAAATTATATCTGAGTTTATCTCAACAGAAGTTAATGATTTAATATATGATATTGCGACCAGATATGCCTTTGATTATCAACCATAATATTTGACTAATTAAAAAATAAGTTTTATAATTATATCAAATTAATATATTATGGAACAAGGAGAAAAATATTTTGTAGCAAAAATCACATCAGATTTGTTAGATTCAGAATCTGGAAGAGTGAAAAAAGTAAAAGAAGAAAAATTGGTTATGGGTTATACCCCAACGGATGTTGAGGCGAAAGTAACCAAAATCTATGAAAATTACACGATGGATTGGAGAATCACGGCAATCACTGAAAGTAAAATTGATGAAGTGATAGAATAAAAAAAATAAAAATTATTTTTTTAAAAGGGGAGTATCTTATGGTATTCCCTTTTTTTTTATACCAAAATTAAACTTTTTCTAATTTTCATATATTTATTTGTTATAAAAAGAATGAATAATATGAAAAACAAAAATTCAGATATTGAAGATGCAATATTCCAGATAAGAAACTTGGAAGAAGCTCTCAATAGAAATGCACAAGGAATACTTGCTTCTACGATGAAGGAAGAAATCAGTTCGTTAGTAAAAGAATCTCTTAAAGAGGCTGAAGAAGAGGAAGAAGAGATTGACACAGACGTTGCTACTATGGATGATGATGCGGAAGCTGACGTTGCCACTATGGATGATTCAGAAGAGATGAATTTTATGGGTGACGAAGAAGACGACGATGAGTCAGAAGAAGTAGAAACTGATAATTTACCTGCACCTACTATGGATGCTGATTTAGATGATGAAGACGAAGAAACAATTGACGCTACTGGTTTCAGTGACGATGAGGTTGTTACAGTTTTCAGAAGTTTAGAACCATCTGATAGTATTGTAGTTAAAAAAGACAATAATATGTTACATCTAAAAGATACAGAAAAAGATGTTGAGTATTTGATCCAGCTTGGTGAGTCTGAAGAAGATGAGTATGAAATGAAAGAA